GTCTTCCGAGGTCTCAGAAATGAACAGCGCCCTATTGAGGGCCGGCCTCGATGGGTCGTGGTCGCGGTCGCGGTCGCGGTCGGGGTCGCGGTCGCGGTCGTGGTCGCGGTCGCGGTCGGGGTCGCGGGCGGGGTCGTGGTCGGGGTCGTGGTCGCGGTCGTGGTCGTGGTCGGGGTCGTGGTCGCGGTCGGGGTCGTGGTCGCGGTCGCGGTCGTGGTCATAACGAACTGGAGGAGTAAATGGATGCACTCAACGAACTCTTTGACGAGATCGAGCGGCTGATCCCGCTCAAAGATCGCGAGACCTGTGCGCTGCGGTGCGCGATCCGCGATGCCGCCGTCAAGTACGGCAGCGCCGTTCGCACCGAGACAACCGCGAACGTCCAAGCGATATGGAGGGGACAATGCCCGCACTAAGATCATCGAACCTGGCCGCCGCCGAGTACGACGCCGAGACGCAGACGCTCGAGATCACGTTCAAGAGCGGTTCGGTCTACACCTATGCGAGCGTGGACGAGGGCACCTACGACGACCTCCTCGCCGCCGCCTCGCCGGGCAAGTTCTTCGCCGAGAAAATCAAGGACGTGTTCACCTACTCGAAAGCCTGATCCATATGGCCCCGACAGCGAAGGATGTTAATCAAGCGGCTTTTTTGTCTTGGGCTGAGTGGGCTGAACACCGCCGGGATGTTCTTGAAAGGGACAAGACGATGGACGGAGAACGGGGAATATACGACCCGGAAACGGGCGAGATTGCCGAGCGGCCGCAGCCGGCAAGAGAGGTCATCGTGGCGGCACCGACCGGCACTCATCGCTGGTCGAGCCCATGCGGCGAGTTGTTCGCCGCGATGGCCCTGGCCCAAGCCCAGGTCGAGAACGTCGAGAGGGCAGGGGTGAACTCGATTACCTCCACCATCAAAGTCGGATACGCCAAGCTCGGCGACGTGCTCGATGAGGTCCGGCCCAAGTACGCCGCGCAGGGGATCAGCATCACGCAGATGCCGATCAACGGCGTGGGATCGAATATCGGGGTCGTGACCCTGTTCGCGCACAAGAGCGGCCAATGGCTCGAGTCGACGCTCTATGTCGCGCCGACCAAGTTCGACGCGCAAGGGGCAGGCAGCGTCATCACCTATCTGCGCCGCTATGCGCTGATGGCGATGGCCGGGGTGGCGCCGGACGACGATGACGGCAACGCCGCGGTCGGGAGACCGTCAGAAACCCGCACAGAAGCCCGCACAGCGCAGGGAAGCCCTCCGGCGGGTAGAACAGCCCCCCACCGCCCCCAGGCCGCTCCGCCGCCTTCTGACGCGGAATCTGAGGCCACCGCGCTCTACGCGGCGATTCGGACCCGCATCGACGAGGCGGCGACGGTGAAAGGCCTCGATACGATCGTTCCGTCATTGGAATGGAAGACCCTTAGCGACGCGATACATGCGATCCGGTCGGAGGACGTGGCCGATACCACGATGAGCATCCTGCGCGACCGCATCGAGGCCCAGCGCAAATTCCTGCTGAGCGGAGCGTGATACGCCGCCCGACGCCGACCTGGCGCAAGGTCATCGGCATCATCATCGTCGTGCTCGTGCTCCTCGGGGCCTGCACGCTGATCTTCAACGGAGGAATGTGGGGTGGCTAACTTCGTTCCCCTCTTATTCGTCGATCACATCGACCTCGCCGGCAGCCTGCGCCGGCACGAGGGGTTGTACGACCACGGGACGCCGCGCATCCTGCCGGTCCATGTCCCGCGCAAGGGCAGCGAGGACGACGACGAGGATTTCGTTTACCTCGCCTCAACGATGGGGAAATGGGTCGAACTCAAGAACTTCTTGGGTAGGATCAAGCGCGAGGCCGAGCGGCTGACCGGCCCTATCGAGTTCGGGCGCATCTGGATCGAGATGCTGGACCCGGGCGTGACGCTGCCGTGGACGACCGAGAGCGGCCCCTACATCGAGCGGCACACGCGCGTCTACATGGCGCTGCGGACCAATCCCGGCGTGCTGATGGTATCGGGCTGCGAGGCCGCAAGCCCGGCGCCCGGGTGGGTTACAGCGGTCAACGTGCGGGTGCCCTGCACCGCGATCAACATGGGGCAGCATCCGTGCGTCCATCTGGTGCTGGATTGGAAAAGGAAGGAACCGACCGATGGCTGAGCCGACCCTTGCCGCGCTCCTGACCCGCATCGAGATCCTAGAGCGCCACGTCGCGCAGCTGGAGCGGGCTATGCGTAAACCATTCCCTTCGCAAACCCGTGGGCCTGTAGTCGATCCAGATCTCTGGCTAACCGTTGTCCAATATCAATCCGGTAAGGGGGACTGACCGGCATCTCGACCCGCCCGACGACGCGGTAGGCTGCTGACCTAGCCTTTTGCACCGTCTCTCCGGTCCCGGTGCAAATCAAGGGGTACGACCCCGCCGTTGCCAGCTGGCCCTTGTCCATCATCGCCTGAGCCAGATGCACCTTCTCCTCGATGGCCGGGCTGATCCCCCAGATCGGCACGCCGACCAACTCCTCGGTCTTGCCGTGGCCGTATGGGTAGGGCGGGATCGGCATCACGACGCCGACCGCGACCTCGTTCAAGCGCCGCGTGTTCGGCGGCTTACCCGCGGCAAGCCCGGCCAGCCACTCGACCGGATCATCATGCAGCGCACACTCGATGTTGAAGGCCGGCCAACCTAGGCGCATCGTCCATTCGAGCGGCCACGGCGTTCCGTCCTCGTCAACGATACAATTCACATCAACATTGCCGACGTATCCCATTGATACGAGACGATCCTCGAACGGCTTGAGCACCGCGTCGGCCATCTTCGAGGAGCGTACCAGGCGCATCGTCGTGCCCATTTCGCCGGTCGTCGGGCCGACGCTGCCGGCGCATAGCCGCTTCTCCTCCCAGTTCTCCTCCCAGCCTGGCGCAAAACCGTCAGGTCCAATCCAGCCGCCGACCGCGAACTCGACCCCCTCGATGCGGTCCTGCACCATGAGGCCGCCGGGGAAGGACATGCCCTCCTTCTGCCAGCGCCCAAGGCGCCAGAGGATCGAGTCCGGGTTCTTGCCGACGACGCTGGTTGACTTGTCTCCCACGTCGCCACAAGGCTTTACGGCGCATCCTTCATCCCGTTTCTCAACATACTCCATCGCCTCGCGCAGGTTCTGGCATTGCCGGAACGGCGGGATCGGGATGCCGGCGCGCTTGAATGCCGCCATGCCGGCCAGGCGGTCGAGTTCCCACGCCGCCGCCTCGGCGCAGCCGCCGATGATCGGCACCCCCTCAGAACGCCAGCGATCGAGCTCGACCATCCACTTGCCGTTGCCGCCGACGACGACGAGATCGGCCCACCGCATCGAGGCTCGCCAATCCGTCACGCGCTCGACCAGGCCGCGACCGGCCGGCGCCTTCACAGGGTCGTAGGCGCGGACGTGAAAGCGACATTCGTGGCCGAGGCGCTTGGCGATGACGGCGAGATCGAGGAGGCCGTCTGCCGTGTCCTCGATCAGGAGCAGACGCATCAGAACACCGGCTGTCGGGGATCGCGCCGGGGCACTCTTTTTCCTGCTTCGACCCCCGCTACAGGCGCAAGCCCGCTGGGGGAGGGTGTCCATGCCGGCAAGTTATGTGCTCCTTGCAGCGTGAGGTATGGCACTATTAGCGCCCCGCCTGCTGTCAGATCGCCCAGCATACGCGCTCCGCTGCGCGTGGGCTCGATCGCGCGGTTGAGAACGCCCGGCTGAATAACCTCCATGCCGGCATCGGCGAACGCCTGGAGGGGTTCGAGGCCCTGCGAAAAGCGGCTCTCGCTCGTCGAGTTCCCGCGAATTGTGTCGCGCAGCTGCTTCGGCGTGAACACGCCCTTGTCGCCCCGCACCGCTGCGGCGCGCGCCTCGGCGAACAGCGAGAATGCTCGATTAATCTTTTGCAGTTCGGCTCCATAGCGCGGGTTTTGCGCCGTTACCTCGTCGCGGAGTGTTCCGAGCGTGCGCCGCAGCGCCCGTGCCAACTCGTCATCGCGGCCGCCAGCAAAGCCGTCCGCCCGGGCCGAAATGTCACGCTCGACCTCCTTGAACACCTTCCCGCTCATCATCCCGTTTTCGTCAAACCGGCCAAGAATGCGGTTCTGGATGATGGTGCTGAGCCGCCGGGCGTCGTCCTCGGCCATCTCGCTCATCATCATCGTGACCTCAGGGTTCGACTGAATGACCCTCGTCACGCCTTCGCGGTTGAGCGAGATATGCGGCAGCAACGGCTCATAGGCTTCGTTGAACCGCTTGGTCGCGAACTCCATGAGAGGATAGCCGGCCTTGACCGAGCGGGGCACGATGCCCCCGATCCCTTCGAGCGATTGAGCAACGGTAGCGCGATTGAAGTCGTCAACGCTGCGCCCGACCCTGCCGCGCACAAGCCCCTGGAGGATCGGGTAGGTCTGCATACTGCGCTCGCGCTCGGACATATTGAGCGCCTGGCCGGGCGAGAGGCGCACGCCGCGCTGCACCAGCATCCGGGCGGCATCCTTCCATGTCTCCGGCGGCGTGGGCGGTGCCGGTCTTGGAGCCGCAACAGGGGCAATCGGCGCGGCCCCCGGCGGCACCTGTTCCGGCGTCAACGATGGCGACTGAGTGACGCGCGGCGGCCCCGAAGGCATTTGCACCGGAGCCATCCTCGGGCTCGTGCCCACAGGAGGCACGGCAGGAGGCGCTACGGGGGGAGGGGTTGCGGCTGGCCTCTCCAGAACCGGAGGCCGCAACACCGCGCCAGCGGCCCCGATAGGACCACCCACGGCCATCCCTGTGCCTGCGCCCGTCGCTATGTCTCGCGCAAACTGTTCCGGCCGTGCCGTTGATGCCGCGCCAATGGCACCGCCGGTTGCCCCGGTGAGGGCGCCCCACAGCGCTGCTGCCCCGGTCGTCGCCCCCCGCGCCGCCGCGAGCGGTGCCGTTGCCCCCATCTCGCCGATCGTCTCGCCGACCGCCGAGGCGATAGGATGCTGGCGAACTTCGGGGGTCCGCTGGTAGTCCTGCTGCCGGGTGACGGCATATCGGTCGATGTCCTTGACGGCTTCCGGCGATCCGGTAATACCGCGAGCGCCGAGGCGACCGAGGCCGGTCGCGATGTTGCCCGCGCCTTGCACAAGACCCTGCCACAGCGCTGCCGGGGTCGATGCCTCGGGCGCGGGGGGGCCGGCCGCTATTGCCCCACCGACAACTTGAGACAGCCGCAGTCCCTGTGCTTGAGGCTCTACATCGGAGAGGTTCACTTGACCTCCTCTATCTCGGGGTCGTCGGGCTTTGAGGCATCAATGCGAATCACTCGATATTGCTTGCCACCCGCAGGAATGATCTGTCCGACCGTGTATTTGGCTGCCGCAGAGGCTGGAACGCCCTGCGTCTCCTGCCCGGGCGCCCCCGGCGCCGCGACAGGTGCCCCTGTAGATGGCGCCCCGCCAGCAAGCGCTTCAAGCTCCTGCTTCGCACGCGGAGACAGAGCCCTCTCGAAATCCTGCTCGGACATGCCGGCACTTTGTGCCTGCCTGCGATACCCGCCGAGTTGTCCAGCCATCAGTTTCTTCGCCTGCTCCGCCACCCCTGCAAGCTGCTCGGGGCTATTCGCCGCATTAAAGCTATCTCGCAATTCCTCGCGATCCTTGAGTGCGCCAACACCACCGATGACGGCTTTGCTAACCTCTGCGCCGACGATCGACTTCGTGAAATTGAAGTCTATTGGCCCTTGGTAGCCGAGTTCCTGCGCTATACGGTTCTGTGCGTAATTCAGAGCCCGCACGTCACCGCTCGCAAGCGCATTGGCCGCTTCCTCCATGACCGCGAGATGGTCGATCGACACCGAGAATGAACGGATCGCGTCGCCCTGTCTCCCCGAGGTAAATGCCACGCTCCCACGCACCTTGGCCTGATATTTGGTCTGATCGTATTCGGGATTGAGTTGGCGCACCTTCGCCATGACATCCTGCCCAAACTTCGATCGCATGGCCCACCCGCTGAGCGGGGCCAAATCGTATTTGGCAATGCCGTCGGCAACAAAATTCACCGTCTCGGGCTTTGATGGCGCCTGCGAGGCGGTTCCGAGCTTCGTGGCCCCCTCTGGAGCATCAACCGGCAAGGATGGTTCGCCGGGTTTGACCCACATTGATTTGCCCGTCGCCGGGTCTGTCAGCAGCGTATAACCTTTGTTGGCCTGATTCTTCGCGGTCGCCTCCAGGCGCCGGTCGATATTCGACTCGGTTTGTTCAAACCGCCTCTGCTGCATCTCCTCCTGATGCGCTTGCGTCTGTCGCTGCATAAACTCCCTGGCGAACTCCTGCTCCTGGGGTGCAAGCTGCTTCCAGCGCTCCATGAACAGCTTGCCGCGCTGCTCATCGCTGAGCCCGGGGATGCGAGAGATGACGCCGACAAGCCCTTGCTGGGTCATCTTCCGGTGCATGTCAGGCGTGATGATCCGCTCCAACTGCTGATTAGCCTGTCGCACCGCCGGGTCCGGCGCATCGGTCGCGGTCGGCGGCCCAGCCTGCGCCGTCTGCGGCCCGCCAGGCGGCATTTGTTGGGCGGCAGGACTTCCTTCGGTGGCATCCGTCGCGGTCTGCGGGCCAGCCGAAGCCATCTGTGGAGCGCCCCCGATGCCCTGCCGGGGGCCGACACCAACTCTCGCCGCCCCGTGATAAGGTCCCCACCCGGTACGACCGGCATTCTTGAGCGACCAATCTATCATGGCGCGCTCGTTGTTTTGCCAATCTCTCGGGTCCAGGCCGGTTTCCCGTTGAAACTCGTCACCCAACCCGCCGCCAATATGCAGCTGCGGCGCTCCAAAAGAAGTGCCCTTGTCTCCGACAGGGTTTGCCAAACCCTCAGATCCGTACACCTTGAGTGCGATATTCGGATCGACCCCGTATTTCTGCGCCGTCTCGCGAATGTAGCCCGAGAGGTTGCGTGGGTCGCTGACCGCTCCACCCGCACGCAGTCCGCCGCCAAGGTCGCGACCGCTCATCTGCGGTTGTGGCGTGCCGCCCGGCAAGTTGCTCATCTGCGACAGGTCGCCCATGCCGCCGACGGGGCTGGCGCCGCCCATCTCGCCCTGCGCCAGAGCCCATTCCGACGAGGCCAGCTTCTGCTGGTCGGCCCGATCCTTCATGTCCTGCTGGAACTTCGCCAGCTGCATCTGCAACAACATCGTGCGCTCGCGTTGCGCCTGCTGCTGCTGGTACTGCTGCGCGAACTGGCCGAGGCCGGCGCCGATGGCGGCGAGAGGGAAACCGGGCATCAGAGAAACCCCAAAGGTAGGATAGAGGCCAGCGTGTCGAAAATTCCGCCACCCGCCGCCGCCGGCAACAAATTCTCGGCCGCGAACATATCCCCCGAGGCGAGCCCGGCCCCCGCGCCGCCGCCGAATAGGCCGCCGATGCCGCCCGAGCCAAGGATGCCGTTGGTGCCGCCGAGGAGGCTGTTCTGCCCGAACAGCATGTTCGTGCCGCCAAGAAGCCCGGCAAGGCCTTGTGAGGTTTGGTTGAAACCGAGGTTGCCAATGTTGGCACTTAGCGCCGAAGCATTCCGCCCGCCCGTCATATAATCCATCAAATTGCCGATTTCCTGCTGCGGCAGCTGGAACTGGTTGTTGCCCAAAGCCGACAGATTGGCGAGCCCCTGCAACGTGTTCGTCCCGATGCCCGCCTGGGTGTTGTAGGGCGCGGCTCCGAACTGCTGCTGCGCGCCGACGCCCTGGAGGTTGAGCCCCGTCGCTCCGGTCAGCCCCTGCCGCGCGTTGTCGAGCAGCGAGCCATACCCAGCCGCCCCCTGGATACCCGCCTTGTTGCGCTGGTCGAGCGCCTGGAGTATCTGCCCGATCTGGCTGGTATAGACGTTGCTCGGCAGCCCCGCCGAGCTCGCGGCCAACCCTGGCGCCTGCCCGTAGAGGTTCGCAGCCTGTCCCGCCGATTGTCCGGCCTGCCCGTACAGATTGCCCGCCTGGCCCGCCGCGGCGCCCGCCGCCCCTACGCCCTGCGCCTGCCGGGCAAGCTGCTGGTTCTGCCAATCAACATCGAAATTGCCCATCGCGTTCGCCGCGACGCTCGCCCCATAGGGCGTCCCGCCAAGGCCCGACATCGCGTTGATCGCGTTGGTCTGGTCCATCAACCGGCCCTCTGTCCGGTTGAACAGCGCCGCGCGAGGATCGAATGCCGAACTGAGAAGCGGCTGAACCGCGCCGCCGATCTGCCCGGCAAGCGCCTGCTGCTGCGGCACCTGCCCGGCGATCTGCCCGCCGAGCCCCTGGATTGCCCCCGCCCCCTGCGCGCCCATGCCCGCCGCAGTCTGCGCGCCGCCGAGCGCCTGCCCGTAATAGGGATTGCCCTGAATGCCCGCGATCGCCGCGCCATAGGCGGGGTCGAAGCCCTGCGCGAGCGCCGTGTTGGCGAACGGCAGCCCTCCGAGCGCCGTCTGGTTCAGCGCCTGCGCACCACCGAAAGCCTGCGGAGCGGCGATGTTGAAGGCATTTTGCGCCGCCTGGTCCGACCCCCATATCGCCTGATTGGCGTAGGGATTGTTGAGAACGTCGGCGTAAACCGCATTCTGCGCCAGCGGATAGTTGACACCGGCCGGCGTGCCCGCGCCCGCGTTGGCCGAGAGGCCGAGGAGAGGCTGGACCGTCTGGAACAGCGCATCGGCCGCCGCGGGCTGATTTGGCGGATTGAAGACGGTGGCCCCTTGCCCGCTGCCGCTACCGCTTTGCGCGCCGCCCATCATGGCAGTTTCTCCACCGCATCTGCGTACTCGGACCACGACATTCCGAGCGCCGCGATCAGCATCCGCTCAACCGCCGTCGCAAAGCAATGCTGCCGGTGATAGGGCGCGGTCGGATCGTCGCCCGGCTCGTCGTCGTTCAGCGGCATCCGGTCCTTCTCGAACGCCATGTCGAAAGCGTCGATCGCCTCTTGGGTGATGCCTTCCCCCTTACAGAGCAACGCCTCGACAAGCTCATGGACCGCGACCGCCGCTTCAGCGCGCCAATCGCCCATGTCCGAGACCCGGATCAAGAGGTTGTGCTCGTTGGGCCAGAGCCAATCCCCACAGGTGGGATATCGCTGGTCCTCGTGCCGGATGACCTCAATCGTGATCCGCATCGCCGGTCCAAATCCACATTGTTGACAGGGGCTCGAACCCAAGGGCGAGAAAGAACGGCATCAGCGGGCGCTTGGCGTTGTCGTGGGCCATCATGAAGCGGACCCCCTCCTCGATCAGCGCCGCCTTGGCAGAGCGCCACATGCGCCAGCCAATCATACCTTTGTCGCGGAACTCTGGTGCGAGATAGTGTCCCCCGTCAACCGCCGCGAGCGCCGTCCGATGATAAACATGGGTCTGCACGTAGAACGAGACAAAGCCTGCTAGCGTCCCATTCACCCGCGCCGTCCAGATTCGATAGATGCCCTCGGCCTCGTGGCGCAGCAGCCGCGCCCAATCTATGTCGAGCGGGAGGTCCGTGAACGGGGAGAGTTCGAGCCAATAATTCTCGATCAGGTCGCGGATGCCCGGCTCGCGCAGGAGGATTTCCAGGCGCTCGAATCCAAACGAGAGCTTGTCATTTCCCCGTTTTGACACGGTACGCCTGCAACGCGGCCGCCGAGCGCGGCCCCCACATGCCGTCAATCCGACCGTCATACCCGTAGGCCACGAGCGCGGTCTGAAGCCCCTTGATCGCCGCAACCACCGGGCCGACCGTATCGCTCACCGCAGGCTTGGCCGGTATCCAGACCGGCGGGGTCGGCGTCCCCACCTGCGTATGCGCCCCCGCCCCCACGAGCGCGCGCCGGGCATACTTCAGCCGTCCGTCGAAGCCGGGCAGGTTCGTCGATGTCGTTCCGCCTGGCCGCTCGTAGGTCTGCCCGACCGAGAACACCGCATCCGCATCGTTCAAGGTCTGCGAAACCGCCGTGATCGTGTGGTGATATTCCATCCTCAACTCAGCAAAGAGATAGCCATAATTGGCCTCATCGGATCGCCAATCGAGACGATGCAGATCGCAATAGTCCATGAAGGTTTTGCGCCGCGGGCCGGTCCATTGTGCCCACCCGTAGCCGCCCTGCCCCTCGGGCTGCCCGATCTCGTGGAGCTTCGTGAAGCCCGCGCTCTCGTATCCGAGATTGCCGACGATGCCGGCGGCCTGGAACGGCTGAAGATTGAAGAACTCCGCCAGCCGGTTAACCAGCCAGCCGCCGCGCTCCTCCCAGGTGTGGCCCGCGTCGGGCATGTCGAAAGGCTTGTCGCTCACTTAACGTCCTCCTCAATCGCTCGGGCTGGTGCTGGCGTTGGTCACGGTGCCGGTCAGGGTTAATCCGCCCCCTGTGCCGAGATTGGGCTGCCCAAAAGTGTCGGCATCGCCGTCACAGTAGATCGGCGGACTTGTCCCGGTGGGCAATTCTCCGTTGGTTCCAAGCGATTTCGGTTTATTGTCCGAGCCCCAGAACGCTGCAATTAACTCTGCCCCAGTCATTACTACACTAGGGGACGCCCAAAATTGGGCAACCTCCCTATAGTTCGTCTGAAATCCGTCCCCCATAACATAAACGTCTTCGTCATTCCATTTTACATTGAAACCAACGCCGGTTCTTATTTCTCCGCTAGAAAAGACGGGGAAAATTGTTGGAGCGCTTCCCGCCTCACCGATCACGGTGACACAAGTCCAATTTGCCGAGTCTGGGTCGCTGACATCCCAACTACGCGCAATGCCATACCAGCTAGCATCATAGATATTTGGAACAATAGGCGGGCCACCATCAAAAATTGATGTCGGCGGCCCTCCCGAGAAAGAGTTGGTTCCGTCACTTAAAGATGTATTTACAATATTGTCTGCACGATCATAAGGGTCCAGATTGTAACCTGGAATTGAAATCAAAATATCGTCAGATGAGTCTCCCTCAGAGCGAAACCAATAAAACAGGGTGCCGGTTGAGCTGTCGCTTACGCCGGTAAGTGTTCCACTGCGCGCTAGATAAGCATGGGCATCAAAATGCACCGCCTTTGCGGTATAGGAGGAACCGCCACCGAAGGCGTTGATCTGAAGGATCATCGTGTTGAGCAGTGAGCGAAGATCGGCGGGGTCTTCCGCCCCGGAGAGAAGCCCCACTGTGTCGGCTGCCGTGACGGCATTGACGGATAGGGCAAAGCTGTTCAGCGCCGCATTCACCCCCCCAGGAAGAAGGGGCGACGGCGGCACAATCGGGGCCGATCCAATGCCAGAGGCATTGACCTCAAGCGTCAGCGTATAGAGAAGACGATCGAGGTCAGAGAGGCCGACCGGCTGAGTGATGAGTGGGATGTTCGCTTGGGTCATCCTTTGCCTCAAATATGTTGCGACACGGCGAGCCCGAGCAGCACGCTCAGGATCGTAAAGCCGAATTTCCAGATAATCGCACGCAGCTGCTCCAGCGCCGCCCCGTTCTCGGCGTGCATCCGGTCGCGCTCAGCCCGCATCCCCATGAACTGAGCCTCGGTTTGATGCGACAGCGCCCGAACCTGGCGCCGCAGCTGGCGGCTCATCCGGCCGCACTCCCCGATATGGTCCTCAAGCCGCTGTCTTGTCCCCATCATCATTGAATGTTCGACCCCCTCAGTCTCGCCTCGAGTTCGCCGGTCGTCGGCCGCGTAGCCTCCAGTACCTTAATCCGATCCTCAAGCCGATCGTCGTCCCGCTGCAATTGATCGACCCCGTCCCTAATTCCGGCACGCATCCTGTCCATCTCGCTACGGATCGCGCCTCGGAACTCCTCGTGCTCGCGGATCGAGAGCGACTTGTCGAACAGCCGGGACAGCATCCCAATCCCCCCGACCAGGAGCGCCCCGAGGGCTATGCCGACTTGCCAGTCCAGAGGTCGCGCCTTCCCGCATCACATCTTCATCGGGCCGATGTAGGCCGTGCCGATCGCGATGTCTTTGTAATAAATGTGCCAATCCGTCGTCGGAAACTGATAGAGACCGCCGTAGTAGTTGTTGAACCACATCGACATAGTCCCGAGATTGGCGAACGGAACGACCTCGGTGGACGACAGCGCGCTTGCCGTTGGCGGGTTGCTGCGCCATTGAAAGTTAGTCTTCGAGAAGACTTTGCGCCCGTCAATCCATGCCTCAACGATGCCGTCAGCCGCAGCAGGCGTTACGCCGGTCGGGTCCCATGTGTTCAGCTTCAGCCTGATCTCGATGCAGTACCATTGCCCCTGCTTGATAATGACCGCGCCGGGATTCCAGAAGAAATCATCCTGGCATGTTAGCTTACTATAGCTGTAGGCCCCCATCGCGAACGCGCGATAGAGCGGGTCACTTGGGATGGTTCCGAGCACCCACTGATTGCGGTTCGACCAGCCGAAATTGTGATAGGGGCCTGATGTCGAGCCGCACGCGCCACCGTTACCGTCGTCGGTCGTGCGGTGCGCCGGGCCGATTGCCCACTTCCCGCCATGGATCGAGCCGAAACCGTCCGGCTGCTGAACGTCCGTTCCGAGCAGCTGGTAGAAGCGGACGTATATCTCCTCGGGCATCTTCCCGGCAGCGATTGGAGCGCCGGTCGCGTACAGGATGCGAGCCTTCCCCGAATTGATCGACACCGGGCCGCCCGCGCCGCTCCCCAGGCCGGCGTTGATCTCGAACGTCGTCGTCGTCAGGTTCGCCTGTGTGTAGGCGTTGAAGCTACCCGTCGTCACGCCGCCGACCGTGACGGCGGCGCGTTGGGAATAACCCGGACCAAAAGCATTCGGCACGTCGGTCGGATTCGCCATGTAGCCGTGCCCCGGCAGCGTGACGACGACCGGACTCCCTGCCCCGGCGACCGAGTAGGAGGCAACCGCGCCGCTATCCGTGACCGTCGAGCCCGGTACGATGTAGACGCTCGCGGAATTATCGTCCGTGCTCCCGACATTCCCGGCCGTCAGCGAGAACTGCGCGCAGAAGACCGACGAACCGTGAAATGCGAACAGCCCCGCCGCCGTGATCGCATGAGCACCGTTCAGCGCGGCATTCCCGCTGCCCGAAATAAGTAGCTGCCCCGTTGTCGAAATCCTGTTCGCGCCGTCCATGCAATAGGTGACGACGTTGGAGGTTATCGAGTACCCGACATTTTTGTTGCCGCTGTACCCGTAATTGATGAGGTCGAACGTGTAGTGATTGGCGTCGATGATGCTGGTGATCTTGAACCAATCGTACTCGTCGCCGCCGAAGACGATGCCTCCGACCGAGACGTGATAGGGAAACCGAACCCAATCGCCGGAGGAAGCGCCGTGCGTCGTGTCATGGACGGTGATCGACTTCGACCCCGCAACGGTCGTGAACCCTGTCCCGCTGCCGAGCGTCACGTCATGCGTGGCCCGCAGCGGGATCGTCTTGCCGTCGAGGAACGAATGGCTCTGGTCGCCGGTGTCCGTCGTGATGAAGAAATAGTTGGCGTCAACCAGGAGCGACGTATAGGTCGGGTCGTAGGCATACTGGAGGGCGGTTGTCGTCCCCGTCGTCAGGTCTGTGCAGCCAAACGTCGTCGCGGTATGACAGTCAACGATGGTCGGCTTTAGCCCCGACTGTTTCCCGGCGACCTGTCCATCGGTCGGCATCAGGAACTTGCCCGCCCCGACGAGCGGGATTTTGGTGTTGTCCACACCCGTATAGTCGATGTCGAGGTTGTTGCCGTAATCGACCGCGCTTTGCGTGAAACAGTTGGTGATGTCGGTCCCGACGCTGAACCCCGACTGGCCGGTGATCGCGCACGCGAAGATGATCCCCGCCTGGCTGCCGAGAGCCGCATCCTGCGTAACGTTGTTCGCAATCCCAAGCTCGATCGAGTTCTCCACGGTCGGGATGTAGAGCCGATTGATGTGGAATGTGGCCGTGCCGCTGAACTGGCTCGCGTTCACCTGGAAGTGCAGCGTCGCGGTCGAGATCGTCTTGGCCGGGTTCGGTGCCGCAAACCGCAGCGCAACATTCATCGCCCCGAAGCGCAGCCCCCAGGCCGGCCCCGACGACCATGCCGTGCTCTTGCCGGTCGGATTGTTGATCGTCCCGCCCGTCACCTGGCCGCTGGCGACCGTGACCGGCGTCACCGTAACGCCTTCGCAGTTGCCGTTCTGATCGCTCACCGTCGCGGTGGCCGAGCTATAGCCGCTACCCTTGAAATCCATCACGAGGGCATTGACGACCCCGCTGCCATCAACCGTCAGATGGCCTAGAGCCTGGGTCGAGGATGCCGTCAGCGAAGCTGCCGAGACTTGTAGGGCACGATCCGTGACGTACACGCCAGCCCCGCCCGTCGTACCGCTGGTCTGGCTCAGGACCGCCGCGCCGCCCGCTACAGGGCCGGCACCTGCCACCGTATCCCCGATGTGGATCGTGCCTGTCACGGCAGAAGTCGTAAGGTTGGTGCCCGAACTTGTGCCGGTAAAGGTTGCCTGCACGCCCGATGTTTGCGGCGCGGAGAACGCCACGAAGGGTGGAGAGCGGCACCCCGCGTTGATCGAGCCGCTCGTCGAGGTATCGAGCGAGGTTCCTGTCAGGTTCGCCAGCGTATCCGTCGAGGTATCCGTGTAGACGACAGCGATCGTCGGGCGGTTGCCTGTCGTCGGATCGAACCGCGATTGAATGAACCGGAGGCCTCCGCTGGCATACGACATCATAATCTGTGGCTGCGCGTTGCCGGTATCGGCCAGCAGCTGCTTCACGTCGGCGGTCAGGTTGGAGGTAATGTCGTTCTGAGCGTGCGTGACCGTCGCGTAGTCGGTCGTGCCCTGGACAACCGAGTTCTTGTCTATCCAATCGCCCCCGGCGTGTATCCAGGCCAAGCCGCTTTCGGTGTGGAAGTTAATCCCGCTCGTCCCGACAACGACGCCGTTGTTGAAATAGGTGGAAGGATCGGACGTGCTATCGGGGACCGGGTAATAGGCAAAATCGTTCACAGCATCGGAGAGAAACCAGCCCGCTGTGTTTGGCGGCAGTGGCGTGGTCGTCACCCCGCCATGCCCGAATAGTCGGGCGCCTGCTGGGTCGAGCGATAGCACCAACAGCATCCCGACGAGGAACGGAAACAGCAGGGTCAGCAGGATTGCCGCGAGGATCGGCCAGCGGCGCATCAGAATCCCCAATATGTCTTGGCGTTGCTGTTGAGGCTCGCAATGCTGCCCGACGCGATGCCTACCTCAACGATCTGGCCCAGGTATTGAGGGCTCACATAATTGAGGCCGCCGACCGCAAGCCGAAGATCGACGCTTCCCGTCCCGGCGTTTCCGGTGTGTGAAGTGCCGTCAATGGTGCAGTCCGAGTTCGTTGCCCCGTTGGCAAGAAACTGCGTAACGTGCCACAGAGAAGAACTGACGGAACTGACAGTAAGGGCCGTCCCGGCTTTGCAATGAACTTGGTCGGCCGTCGAGTCCTGGCCGATGTCGGCGGCGTTTCCGCCACCGTTATTGCTGCCACCGAATGTATTGGTGGACTGCGTATCCCCGTTCTTCGTCGCCACCGTGTACATCGAGAACGGTTGAGAGAGTGTGTTTCCCGAACCCGTCGTCATTGTCAGGTATTGAGTCGAGCGATTTGTCCAAACCATGCACGCCGTAACCGGCGTCAGGCAGGCCGAGAGGAGCGCAGGTCGGTTTGCGACCGTGGCTTGGGTAGCGTCTCCGACGCCGCTGCCGCTCTTTTCATAAGCCGTCTTGACCGTGCAATTCGTCCCAGGGCAGGTGATCCCACCAATCGTCGCCGGGACAAGCGCGCCGGTCGTCGCGTCGGACAGCATATCCGCACAGGCGACATCGGTGCCGCCGGTCGAGTCGCAGGCGTTGATGAGCTTCTGTCCGCGATCGGTCCCCTTGAATGCACGCAAACCATACCATGCTGAGAACGTCGCGAGATCTCCGGGGCCAGTGTATGCAGCTGCATGGACCGTGCCCGGCCCAGGCCAGGGCATCCCGACTTGCGCCGAGGCGGGCGCGATAAGCGCGGCAGACGCAGCAAGCGCAAGAAGCGTCCGCCTCATCGCACGACCCGCCAGTTCAGCGTGATCGCGCCGGGGGTCACTGAGGCATTCGTATTATTGCAGACCTTAAAGTTCACGTTGCCCGAGGTCGGATAGGAGATGATCGTCAGCATCCCCGCCGTCGCCGGGATATAGCCCGTTACCGCCGTGGGGTCGCCGTTGAAGGATGCCAGGACAACATCGGTCGTCGCGGTGTTCGTGGCGGCTGTCGTGACGACGGAAGCGCAAGCCGCCGATGATATTGCGCTCGTGCCAAGGGCCGACGTGCCGGCGGCGATGGTGGTCGTGAGGCCGCCCGCTGCGGAGAGGTTGGCGGCGATGGCCGTCGCGACGCCCGTGCCAGGTGTGCTTCCGGCCAGCTTCGCCGCATCAACCGCCGTGTTGCATCCGAAGCCGGTATTCGTCGTCCAGTTCAGCGCGCTTGCCGCCGTCGAGCACGTTCCGACCGCGAGCGCCGTGGGTACCGCCGTCCCGCTGGTCGCATTTCCGACGACCGTGTTGGTGGCCTGGGTGGCGAGCTGGGCAAGCGTCGCCGCGCCCCACGTCATGTCGTCGTGGAGCAGGGTCGCGCCGGTCTGCGCCGCCGGCTGCGGCAGCCCGAGCCCGACGAGCCAGTTCGTTCCGTCCGAGTCCCAGGAAGAAACCTGATTGGCGCCGAGCTTGATCCCGGTCGCGCCCGCAATGCCGTTGACCGTCGAGGTCGTCGAGGTCGCGGTGATTGCGCCCTTGTTGACGCCCGTGAACGAGTACCCCGCCGCGAAGCTGCCCGTCGCCTGCGGAACCGCCATGCCGGTGAAGGTCGAGGCGAGGATGACCTCCTTCGCCGCGTCACCCGACAGGACCGTGTAGCTGTGCGAGCCGCCGTCAGCCGGTGAGTTCTGCGCGTTGGTCGTGGCGAGCGATAGCCCTGCCGCACTCCCCGTCCATACAAGGTTCGGGGTTCCGGCCGCCACGGTGCCAGGGGCAGGATCAGCGCCCGTTGAGCCGATGAGAAGCTGCCCATTAGTCATGGCAGCGACGGTCTTCTCACCCTGCGATCCGGCGCCGATTACGGGCGCATGGTTGGTGAGCGCCGCCGCCGAGGTCGCGCATGTCGCGCAGGCAATCGTGCCCGTCGCCGTGATCGTGCCCCCGGTAATCGGTGAGGTCGTCGCGACGCTCGTGACTGCGCTCAAGTTCGCGTTTATGTATGTCAGAATTTGCGTCATCGTGGCCTTGAGCGCCGCCACGCTTGCCCCGCATCCTTGGCAGATCGGTATGGTATCCGTGCCGCTGACTGCCGCCCCCGCGCTTAGCTCGTCGATGCGGCTTTGCGCGAATGCCGGTCCGGCCAGCACCCCAAGAAAGAGGAGCGCGGCGACCTGCCTATTGAACCAGGAGCGCATTTGAGGATGTCCCTGAAATGAGAAGGCAGTTCGTCGTCGTGCCGGAAATCAACAAGCAGTTGACAGCGGGCGGCGGCCCTGCCCCGGCTGCAAACCGCCGCAGATCGTCAAACCCCATGCCGAAGCCAAAGCCCTGCGCCAAGGCCGAGCCCGAAAGCAGCAGGAGAGCGAGGATCAGTAGAGCGCGACGACGGCGGCGCATGTCGTGTTCGTGCTCATCAGCTTCGTGACGGAAAACGGCAGCAGCGCGCCCGATTGGACATTCGTAAACGTCACCGCCGCCGTATCGCCCTTGAAACGGACGGCGATGTTGCAAGCCGTCGCGTCGCCAATGAACAGCCCGCGAGTGACCGGGAACACGGTCGAATCGCTCTTGGTGAGAAGCCGGGCCTGGAGCGCCTGGTTGAATGTCGCGACGCCCGCCGGCGGCGCCTGCGCCAACGCTTGGCTGGCGAAGAAAGCGCCGAGACCGGCGAGGAGTGTCCTGCGAAGCATCAGCCTTTCCTCCGCTTGCTTTTGCCGGCCTCGGAGAGCGCGATCGCGACCGCCTGCTTACGGCTTTTCACCTTCGGCCTGGTCTTCGATCCGCTGTGCAGAGTGCCGGTCTTATATTCATGCATCACACGCCGCACCTTGTCCTTGCCCGTCTTGCGCGGCATGGCGCCCCTCCCGGTGATTCCTGCGAAGCTGGATGATCCCTGAACCATAGGTTTCCTATGCGCGCGAGGGTAGGTTATGTCAATGATCCTCCCCGCATTCCTCGCCTTCGCCGCTGCCGTTGGGCTCGCCGACATCGTAGGGCCGGGGCACCAGGCGGGCGGCCTCGTGCTACTCACCGGCTGGTTCCTCGGCGCCCGGCTACTGCCGCCTCGTGCGTGGCGCGGCCTGCTGACGGCGGCCCTCACCCTCTCGGTCGCCATCGCGGCACTCGCTGTTGTTCAGGGGATTAATTCGGGATTTATCCCCCCGGCCCGAGCGCGCGGCCCCTTTGCATCTCCCAATTTCCTCGGGGCCTACGCTGTGCTAATGTTCTTCCTGGCGACGATCGGCGGGTGCGCGAGCCAATCCGGCCACTTCAGGCGGCTTCGACACCGCGCCTCCGGCAACGGGGGTCTCGCAACTGGTATCAAGAGTGGTATTCCGGTTGTCGCCAACCTCCTCTCACTCGCGCTCAGCCAAAGCCGTGGCGCCATCCTCGCCCTCGGCGCGGGGCTGGCCGTCATGTCGTTAGGCGCCGTTAAACGCCATTGGATGCCGTTAGCTGCCGTTGCGTGCTGTTGCGCGTCGTTAGCTGCCGCACTCGTGATCCGCCCCGGAGCCGACGAGGCGCGGGGAATGATCTGGCGGCTGGGCTGGCAGGCGGCGTTACAGCGGCCCCTCACCGGCTGGGGTCAGGGTGGGCTCGTCATCAACGGGCTCGACCGCTTCTACTCGATCCCGCTGGAGGTGTTCATCGAGAGCGGCCTTCTCGGCGTCGCGGCGGGGTGCGTACTGATTGCGGCGGCGGTTCGCGCTGCTAAGGGCCAGCCGACGATACATGCCTTCCTCGCCGCATGGTTCGTGCAGGGGCTATTTCTGTTCTCGATCCCCGCGACGAGCGTGCTGCTCGTCACGGTTCTGGCCTACTTAGGGCGGCGTGGTCGTGCCCGTCAGGATGGTGCGCTGGGTGCCGGTGGAGTCCTGAAGGATGAGGTACACCTTGGACCCGCTGGTGAAGAAGCTGTTCGGCCCCAGGAATTGCGGCTCGCCGTTGTTGGCGAAGCTGAACCAGTTGAAGAACCGCGCGTTGGCCGCAGCGGCGAAATCGGGGAAGCTCCCCAGCGTCGGCCCGGTGATCGGCGATGCGACGGCGATACTCAGGGCAACCGCCCCGACAAACGCCCCGGCGATAAAAGACGCGATACGGTTCATGGTTCCCTCCAAGGTTGACCCGCTATACCACAGCGCGACCGCCGCGCCAAACACCGCCGTCGATGAGGAAATGCGCCTGGGACACCCCGAAGGCGAGCGTCGAGAATAAGAGAAGCAGCCCCGCGCTTTGTAGCCCCGCGGCGAGCCCCCACAGCCCGATCGCGCAGCCGCCGGCCACCGCGACATCGAGCATCGAGCGCCGGCCCGAAACCCAGCCGACCATGATGAGATATTGGATCGGGTGCGCGAAGAAGGTCAGCGCCAGCGCCGGGTGCGTGCCGATCGCTGTCGGCAGCCAGAACGCGAGGCCAAGAAAAAGGGCAACCAGCTTTCGCCAGCCGCCCGAAGTTTTCACCGAGAATGCCAACGTCCAAGAGAGGACGGCGAAGATTAGCACGCCGTAGGCCGTCAGCAACAGCGAAAGCGTGTGCAGGAAGATCGCCGCGTCGGCCGAGAGCGCGCCCGGGATGTAAAGCGTCATCGCCGCGGGCATCGCGGCCACAGCGATAAGGTCGAAGTAGAACCGCTCGGCATCGCTCGCCCCGCCCGCCACCAGCGCATAGAGCCCGAAGTTCTGCCGCCCCAGGTGCCACAAGAGCCAGATATAATGCACCACGAGATAGGGCCAGAAGCCCGCCGGGTCGAGCGCGAACACCCCGGCAGCGAGCACGATGAAGCCGAGCGGCACCCAGACCATCCGACGCCGGTCGTGCTGCTCGGTGTAGAACCAACCGGTTGCCCCGGTGTGGATCGCGCCGAGGAAGCCCATCATCGCCATGAGCCACGCCGGCTGGACCGTGAAATCGAAGCCGAGGACGAGAACGACGGGAAGCGCGGTCGGGAGCGCGGTGCCGAGAAAAAGCGCCCATAGAAGGCGCGGCGGGGCTACGGCCACGTTGCTATTGCGACACGCTTCCACGTATTCGTCGCGATGCAGACATAGATGAAAGAGGCATCCCATGTGATCGTGCCGGCAACCCCCGTATCGTTCGCCGCCGAGGGGGTGTGCGTCGGAACCGTTAGAAAAGCGTTGAGGATGTTTACGTTGCTGTCGATCTGCACCCTCGTAGTCGGTTGACCGCTGCCCCCTTCTCCAATCGCCTTCGTGCCGAAACGTAGGGAAGTGCCCGAAGCCGAGCTGGTAAAATTCTCCCCAGCGAAGGCATGAATGACGGCCCCCCAGTTATAGCCGCCACCATCGTTTGCCCCTCGGAAATTGATCTGTCCGCCAACCCAATCAGAAGTTTGAAGCGGCAGGGGCGTCCCAGGAACCCCGCGAGAGGTCGTTAAGTCGATCAACGAGGGACAAGACGCTCCACCCGCGCAAGTCCCCGTGTCGAATGTGTCAAGTTCCAGATACGACTCGCCATTAGTGCCTGTGGCCGGGGTTGCGGCAAACCCTTGGAACCCGTTGGGACTGACAACAGAAACGCCATCGCCGCCATCATTTATCCCAACTCCCGCAGGGGCCGCGGAAATGATAGTGCCGCCGGTCAGCGTTATGGTCACAAGCGTTGATGTATCGACGATTACGCTATCGCCGATAGCCGTCGAGCCGGTAAATTTTGCCACCGTGTCCGTTGTGCCCGAGCCGGTAATACCGCCGCCTCCACCCGAGGCATCAACCCGGCTGCCGGTGGCCGTCAGATTGGTTCCGAGTTCCCACGGACCATGAATTATGACGGGTGCGGTCATCTAGTACCTCGGTTGTTTGCGGCGCCGATGGTATCCGGCCATATAGGCGCGCAAGCAGATGCGGCACACTCTCTTGCCCCGTTTCAGGTGCCCAGGAGAAAGATTATCCCCGACTAGAAGATGACCCTGAGGACAGCAGGTTTTTAGGACGTTCTCAGCGGACTTGCCAGTTCCGCGCAGGATGTTCTCGCGATGCGTCGCGACCTTTAGATGAAGCGGATTTGCGCATAGCCGATTGTTGCAGAGGTGGTCGATCACCATCCCGTCCGGTATAGGCCCGATCGCCCGCTCATGTGCTATCCGATGGACATACCGAAATCTCCCCTCGAACCACATATGGCCATATCCCCCCTTGGTCTTTGCCCCTAGCCAAATCCAGCATCCGTCTGGGGATGAACTCAAGCGCGCAACCAGTCTTGAAGGTAGAGCGTTCATAGGCGAGGGTACCAACTCGTGTTGGCGAGCCGGAAGCGCCAACTCACGCCCCCGTTTGCGGCAAGCGTATAGGGGCCACCCGAGGAACTGACCACACTATCGGTCCCGGCCCCGACTGTATCGAAGGCCGTGATGTCGTGCGTCGTCGATGCCTCAAAGATTTGCCCCTCGGAGACGCCCGGCGGCAGAACCATGTGGAGGACGGCAATCGCGCCGGCCGGATTGATCGCAAACGCGCCCTGTCCAGATGCCGCCGTGATCGTCGAGCCGGTCGTCGGCGTCACATAGGTCACGAAGCCGAAGACATCAGCCGGGGTCATCAGCCTGAAGGTCGGCAGAGCCGGACCACCGGAGGCCGGCCCGCCGAGGAAGGTGTTGGCCGCCTGGGTGTTGAGAACGGGGAACAACGTCCCCGTCGTCGTGACCGGAGCACCGGGCACATTGCTGAAGACCGTGCCATCGCCGGCCCAGCTGACGCTCGTAACGGTGCCGACCCCGCTGAAATCAGTCGGGGCGATCTTGAACGTGACGCCGTTGCGGACAATCGCGAGTTCGTCCGTCGGCTGCATCGGCAACGACAGCGCCGGTCGGCTGTCAACGAAGGTCGTGAAGATTTCGCCGTCAGCCATGTCTCACCCCGGGAACAGGGTTGTGAGGTCGTCGGCAAGCAGGGTCGGGAACGGACGGACCGACGACAGGAGATAGGTTCCATCCCCCTCGTCACGGTTATAGCCCAAAATCTCGTATCGCATGTAGAGATTGCCGAGGCGCACGCTTGCGTCCGATGCGCCGGTCATCGTCACCGACATCTGCTTGAAGATGAGCGGCCGAGTCCACTCGATCGTGCGCTCGCGCAGCGTCACATTGCTCGGCTCGGTGACGATCGGAAGCGGTATGTCGATGATCCGGCGATTCTCGTCGAACGCCGTCACCTGGACCGGATTATCGACGCTCCCCGCATACGTCAGATTGGCCTCGACGGTCGCGTTCATCGCCATCTGCTCGTTATCGGGCAGCAGCACGGTCTCGCCGATCCACGACAGCTGATACCCATTCTCGATGAAGACCGAGGCGGTCGTCTGGTAGGCATCCCCGCGCCACAGGCTCGCCGGGATCCCGATCGGCGCCATGACAAAGGTCGATGCCCAGGGCTGGATGAGCCGAGCCGGAAAGGTGTGCGGCCCCGACCAGCTCTTGCGGGCGAGGTCGAACCAATATTCCTCCTGGGGATCATTCTGGACCAGGCCGTTTTGCACGGTGATCCGCAGAGCGGAGACGTTGGCCGCGGCGCAAATCCGTGACGGTGCTATCGCGAACTGGAACGGATTGGTGATGCCCTGCCCATCGAAGCCGACCGGATCGGTTACGGAACCGTCGAGCCGCACAAACCGCAGGCCCTGCGGCGAGACGAACGCCGTCCCAAGCTGCGACCCGCACGGGAAGATCGAGAGCGGCGCCAGCGTGCCGGTCGCCACCGGCAAGAGGTTCATCGCGAGATTGTTGGTCGCAGGATCGCCGGTAATCTGCTGCATCTTGGCCTCGCCCTCAAAGGCGATGAGGGCCTGGACGGTTCCTCCGGTCAACGGCACCCCGAGCGATAGCGGCCCGATGGCCGTCACCGAGAGCCCATCGTTGGTCGTCAGCGCCTGCACGTTCGGCTGGTTCGAGCGTCGGCACGGGAGGCCGCTGTCCGAGAACGGGATGCCGTCGAGCCCATCGGCGAAATAGGCCCGGCCATTGAATTGCGCGACACCGAGCGGCACGCTTGGCAGAGGGTTGCGATCGCAATCCCCGGCGCTCCACAGCGGCGCGGCGCGCGTGCCGCCGGTAATCGTCAGACTGACGTTATCGGCGGTCGCCGTCGCCGCCTGCGACAGCGTGATCGTGGCGCCCGAGAAGGTGACGTTCTCGACCACGGGCGCGACCGTCGAGGATTGCGAGAGCGAGATCGACTGCACCGTATCGAAGCTGATCGCGAGATCGTTGGTCGTGCCCGTGGCGTCGGCGCTCATCACCACGGAAACGGATTCAAACGTCACGAATGCCTTGAGGAGCGTTGTCAGCGCCGCGTTGTCGAGCACGACGACCGTCGCCGAAAAATTCACCTGGACTCCGGTGCCCGTTATCGTCGAGGGTTGGCTGATCGTGACCTGCGTGGGGCTGTCGACCGAAATCACGAAAGCAACCCCGCCGATGCCGGAATAATTGACATCCATGCCTGCGACCACCCCTGTCGTCGAGGCGAGGTTGATGATCGTGAACGAACCGATAGTCACGTCACCGGAGGTCGAAAGCAGGAACGGCGTTGCCGATACAACCTTTGTGCCAGGGACGATGCCGAACCCGCTCACGAATTGGTTAGCGGCTAGCGTGCCCCCGACTATGTTGGTGGCGATCATCGTCGTCGTACCGTCGAGCGCGCCGTCCACGGTGATCGTAATATGGACGAAGCTGACGACGGTGGTGTTGGCCGGAATATCGGGCGGCCCCACGATGATATCGCCGATATGAGGGATGCCGGCAGCCGGGTTGATATCGTCAATGATGTTGTTCGAGTGCGTGTCGCCCGTCGTCACGATCGGCGAAACATTAACGCTCGTTACAATAGTCCCGCCCAAGAGGCCGAACCCGGCGGCATCCTGCCCAACCGCGACACCGGCCGCCGAGGCTGCCGGGACGAAGATGTTGCCGGTCAGCGTCCCTGGGATGACGAGCACGACAGCGGTTGTCGCGTCAACGAAGGTATTGGCCGGAATGCCCGATCCCGTGATCGTCATGCCGGGCTGAACGCCAATGATCGAGGGGTTGCCGTCGATGAAGGTTGTGGAGTGCGTGTTGCCGAGCGTCGTCTCGGTAAACCCCGAAACATCGAACCAACCGAACTTGATCGTGCCGCCGGGGAAGCCTGGGTGGCAAACGATGATGCGGCTGGCGACCTGCGCCATGATCGGCGGCACCCAATCGCCCGAGGCAGGGGGCGATGTCGGTGTGTTCGCGTTGGTCACTCCCGAGACCGGCAGGAACACATCGTTCGCCAAGTCGTAGCAGAATGGCTCGTCCTTGCCCGGGTTGAGCGTTGAGGCGACCATGCCGTACTCAAGATCGCCGATTACCAGTTTGGCCGAGATGACCCCGGCGCCGGTCGGCGCATTGGTGCCGGTGAAGTCGGTCTTGCGGATCGAGGCGGGGCGCGGGATATAGACCCCGGCGGTCGAGGGATCGGGGATCAGGTTGACCAGCTGCCGCATCGCCCCGGGGAAGCTGTTTGTGCCGTCCCCGGCATCGGTCAATCCTTTAGGGGACCACTTGATCGGAACGCTGTTGCGGATCGAGGACGGCACACTAGCATCCCCAGCCCATCGTCTTCGTGTCCTTCAGCCCGCGCCCGCCGGCCCCGCCGCGTCCGTACATGCGTCCGTCCATCTGTACCTGCTGCGAACGGTTCGTCTTGTCGTCGGAGAGACCGAGGTATTTGCGCAGCTTGATGTCGGCACTGGCATGGAACGCCTCGCGACGTGCATCGCCGGCGAACGGCATCATCCGAGCGGCGAGTTCGTCGATCAGGTAGCCATCGAGCGGAAGCCAGGGATATTGCGAGAGGTCCACCAAAGGCGGCATCGCGCGCTGGTAGCGCACCGTCACCGGGTAGGGACCGAGCGGCGCGGGGTAGACATAGGCCACCGGAGCGATGCCGAAGAAGACGCTCGCCGCCGTGTTCGTGCCGGTCGCCGGCAGGCTCAGCGTGATCGCCGGCAGCGTGTTCGTCAGCATCGTCGTGCCCGGCTGTATACTCTGGCCGGCCACCGCCAACCCATCCACGAGGCCGGTCGAGAGCGCGACGGTCGCCGCCGTGCTGCCAGCGGTGACGCTCGCCGTCGTCGCGAGAACGATGCGCTGGTCCAGCGGGCCGCCCATGTCGGTACACCAAAGTTCCGGCGTCGATCGGCTCGGCAGCTTAGCGAACAGGTCGAACTCGGCGAGGTCGATTGGAGTCATAAAGATCGGCTGCCCCGCCGGAAGCGCCGGGGCGGGGTAGAGATACCACGCAGAGCGGGTAACGCCGCGCGCCCCGGACGAGCCCGAAGTGCGGAGGTAATCGAGCGGAAGCGGATAGGGTCCGCTGCCGAACAGCGAACTCAGCGTCGGGTCGAAGTTGAAATTGAACTGACCGCGGGCGAGCGCCAGGTCGTAATCCTGGCACGCATCCGAGAGGATCGCGTTGATTTGGTCGAGGGCCTGATCCTCAAACCCCCGGACTTTGGCGATCTGCCTCGCATCAATGGAAATGCGGTCTGCGGTGAGCATTCATTCCGCCGCCATCGCCGGAGGATCGTCCTCGATGTCGAGAGGTTCCTGGCAGCGCAGGATCGCTTTCCAGAATGGAATGCGCTCCTCGCAGCCGGCGATCTGCGCCTCGATCTCGAAGATGCGAGCCTCGATCTGCGCGGCCAAGCTCAAATCTTGCGGCGCCGCTTTCGTGGCGTCTACTGTGCGGCGACCCGATGGGAAATTCGCCACCTTGTTCTCGATCGTCCGCTGTGTCGCGATGAGCTTGGCCTTCTCCCTCGCCAGCAGCTTTCGATTAGCGGCAAGAGATTGCTGATCGAGACGCATCTGCTCGAAAGCGTCCTGCCGGCGAGCGGCGGCGGCGATAACATCGAGCCTCTTATTGAGGGCGTCTAACTCGATCTCGGACTCGGCGGACATCATGAAACTCATGGTCTTGCCGGATGGACCGACCGGGCTCGAAAATGCGATCTGCATCCCCGGGATCTCGACCGGCTGCACGATGGTCTTGTCCTCGCCGCTCATGAGAGCCCCCTGCTGCTGATCGCCTGACGCAGCTTAGACAGCCGCCCCTTGCCCTGGAAATTGAGTTCGTTTTGATCCGCACTCCACATCAGGTGCCGCTGGCTTTCCCATTCGGCCATCGTCCCCGTAACCGTCTTGCCGTGATACAGCAGCTGGCCGTCCACGCGCAGCCCCTCGTCGATCAGCTGGCCGGTGTTGCCGGCCTCGGGCATGTTCACGGTCCACGAGACCTTACGGTTGAGCCGTTCCTTGCGCGCCAGCTCCTCCATCTGCTCGGCCGGGACAAGCCCCGCGACAGCCTGCGCATGGCGCTGCGCCCGCACGGCGGCCGCCTTCTTCGCCGCCGTCCGCTTCGCTTCCTCGGCGCGCTTCGTCTCGACCTCGTAGATGATGCGCAACTCAGCGTCGGTCAGCACGGAGCGCGTTTCCTCGTCCTGCGCGGCGAGGAACGCCTCGAACGGATCGGGCATCCCCACAACCGGCGGCTCGGCTACCGCAATCTCGTCCTCGACGAGGTTCGCCTCGGCGATCTCGCCTTCGCGCGGGACCGGCGGCATGACGAGCGGTTCCGGTTCCGGCGTGGCAACTGTAGCCGCCTTCGCCTCGGCAGCCTTACGGCGGGCCGCCTCTCGGCCGGCTGCCATTTTCGCTTTGTGTTCGGGTGTCAGCGGCATCCGTCTGCTTTCTCCATTGCGATTGCATCTCGAATCTCGGCGGCATTCTCGGTTGCCACCAGAATCATCCCGGCAATCGCGGTCCTCAAATCCTCGTTTGCATCGCCGGTTCTGTTGACCGAGATGCTGGCGCCGCAACGGTTGCCTATCTGGAGCGCGACCACGAGAAGCCCATCAAGGGGATCGGACTTATCGGGCTGATCCAAAACGAGCACCGTGACGGGGGCCGTCTCTACCTCAACACCAGGGCCGAGCGGCGGCGGCGCCGTCAAATCGGTAAATCTCACGTTGGCTTTTGCCATGAAATCCTCACGTTAGGGTCCAGGGGCCGGCCGAGAGACCGTAAGCGGTGAGCAGGATCACCTGCCCGCTGGTCGCATCAACCGCCACCACATCGCCGGGGCGAAGCTCAAGCGGCGCGCTCCGGTTGGGCACGTACAACAGCCCCTCCTTGACGAAGCCGCCGCAGCCGCTGATCTGCGCCACCGGGTGCGACGAGTTGATGTCGTCGAGGATCAGCGCGTTGATCGCCGCGACATCGGCCGTCGCCGTCGCCATCCCGTTCCAAACCAAGGCGGTAAGGCTGTTGTTGGCATTCGTGCCAAGCAGTTGCGTTGCCACCTCTAGGGGCTCCCGGTCTGCCACGCATTGATCTGCGCGAGGATGTCCGAAGTGATGAGCGTCGTCCCGCTCGCCGCCGCGAAATCGCTGGCGATCGTATCGAGCGCCGTCAGCATGTTCGCCAGCGTGACCGAGCCCGCCGTGCCGGGCACCATCGTCGCATCGTTCATGAACAGCATCTGCGCGTTACCGAGCGAACCCGGCCCCGCCAGGGGGCCGACGCCCGGGTTGTTGCCCTGGTTCTGCCCCATCAGCGTCGTGCCGGTGCCGGAACCGACCTGCATGATGCGGAGTTCGACTTCAATCCTGACTTGAGACATATCGCTCTCCTTACGCGAAGACGCCGGTGTTGCTGGCCGCGCACTCGATCCGAGCCATCTTGCGCTGGTCGAGGATGGTCCACCCCTCCATAAACTTATAGCCAATCACGCGGAGCTGATCGAGTTGGTCCGCCTTATCAGGCCCGGTCGGGCGCAGCCATTGCACGTTCTCCAACTTCAGGCAGGCGAAGGCTTCGCGACCGAAGATATAGACGGGGTAGACCGTGACACCGGTTGCCGGGGCGGGAGGCGGGATCATCGCCGCGCCGAGCCCGGTGATCGTGACGACGGTCGAGGGGGCGATCTCGATGGCCTGACCCTGGAACGATCCCGAGGTCGGCCCCGAGGTCGTGAGGCCGAGATTGGTCGGGAGCGCGCCCGAGCCGACGCCGACATACACCGCGTAGGTGAAGCCGGGGGTGGAGGGCATCGTCAGCGTAATGCCGCCGGTCGTGACCGAGACATCGGTCGAGAGTTGATAGATGCGGCTCTCGTAGAATTTCGCGTTGTCCCAGCCCGTGACCTGGACCGTATAGGTGCCGGTGGTCAGGCTGCCGACGCCGTTCGCGCCGTTGACCTGGGCGACGCCGGTCCACGACGGGGCCATGTTGGTTTCGCAGAACGTGATGCCGCCCCAATAGCCCATCTGGTTGATGTAGAGGCGATCGACATCGCTGCGCGACCAGGCGTTGACGACGGTCGGGTTGTTGCGCAAATCCTCCAGCGGGAAGATCGAGGCGATGGCGACATAGTGCTCGACGCCCTTGATCGTCTTCTCGCTCTGCCGCGCGGTGTAGTCGATGGAGCGCTGAACCGTCTCGCCGGTCTGCCCGTTCCACTTGTCGGCGCCGAGGTTCGCGAGGTTCGCGTAGGTCCGGTTGACATCAGTCGGGTTGAGGATGTCGGTCGCCGAGAGCGAGGCCCGCGACCCCACCGCATTCGCGTAATTGACCTGCGTCCCCGCGCTCAGGTTGACGAAGCCGTTGCGCTCCTTCAGCTGCGCCAGCTGCATCCCAAGCTGCTTGCCGGCGGCGCGCATTAGATCCTGCTGGGTCGTGATCGTCGCGACATCGGTGCCGACCCAGCGCCCGGCCCACTGGACGGCGGTGCCGGTGACTTGCGTGAAGTCGAGCGAATCGGGATTGGGCGGAACCCCCTCAGCGGTCGGGAACCGCGGCAAGTTCATGTAGTTCCAGCGGAACGCCTCCCATTGGACGCCGCGCCCGTGCGGGATCGTCTTCTGGTCCGCGAACTGGTAGAGGACAAGAAAGCGCTGGGTCTGCTTCAGCGCTTCGTTGGCAATAAGCCTCGTCGTAATGCCGGCATATTGCGAAGACTGGTTCGGGGTGCTGTTCGCCATGCTTCTAGACCTCCGTTACGCGGAGGCTGGCGAGCCCCCGGTTACCAAACCTTGATTCCCTTGGCGTCCGCCTCGGCGATGGCGGCCCAATCCGCCTCGATGCTGTTGGGCGCCGGGCGGCGTCCCTGCGGAGACATGTTGCTGCGCGCGCCGGTCGGCTGAGTCCGCTGCTGGGCAACCCGCGCGGCTCCGGCCCGCACCTGACCCGGGCGAGCCTTGTTGGCCCGCGCCTCGGCATCACGGCCATAAAGCAAATGGAAGGCTTCTTCGCGCCCGATGACAAAGCCGATGCGGCGCTGTTGAGCACGATAATCCTCAACCTTCTCACGATAGGCTTCCCTGGTCGGCGATCTTGCGCACGATGCATCGAATCTCGTTTGATCGGCCAAATCCTGCTGGTTGAACTGAAGCTGTTGAAGCGCCTGCCCCATCTGGGCCTGGCCGCGCTGCATCAGCCTTTGGTACGCCTCGCTCGGTTGTAGCAACTCCAGAGATTGATAGAACTCCTGCTCCTGCCTCGCCGCCGCCTGCGGGTCTACCTGCTGCTGTCGCGCCGCCGCGCCAGCCTGATACCCGCGAAGCTCGGCGACCTCGCGCTCCAGCGCCGCCGCCTTCGCCTCGGCCTCCTGCCGCGCCCGTCGCTGGGCTCTGATGGTTTCGGAACCACCGCCCGAGCGCCTGGGAGGAGGAGGCTCGTCGGCTACTTCATCTTCTTGCCCTTCTTCCGGTTCATCGGGTTCTGGCTCGACATCATCGGCGAGCCCTTCCCCACCGGCATCATCGGCTTGCCCTTCGACTTCATCTTCGGTGGCATCTTGCGGGCCAAGGACTTCCTCCTCGGGTACGTAAAGGGGATCGGCGACTTCGCCGCGAGTGCGTGCCATTCTCTCTCCTCGGGGTGCGTTCCCCCGCTCGGTGCGGACTGCGATCGCCCGCTCGTGCTGTGCCTATATGCACAACATATGGTAGCCGTCAAGCGCAACGCTCAATGTCTGACACCTGACTGTTCAGCCAAGATGCTCTCCGCGACACGCCGGTATCCGCCATCGGGCCATCTTGCCGCACAGAAACGTGCGAGCGCCAACTCATCATCGGTATCAAAGATGACTATCGCGCGACGGGAAGCGAGTTCCTCCAATAATGATTCTCGCGTATTTATAGCAAACTCTCGATCTCCTCTGAAACATATCTTGTCCGCTCCTTCGGGGGAGGAAGCCAGCAGAAAATACCAGTCATTTCCATTAGAGGCAGGATCCCATACAACCGGCCCTATGGCTACGGTATCAACGTCATTCGGGATCAATTCATTGCAAAGGCTCATCTACATCCTCCGCGGCATTGCGACGACGCCGGACTGCATTCCTTGATCGGGATGAGGCAGGCCGGGCGGGCGTTTCTGAGCGTGCGGCCCGGCCGGCAAAGCGCCCGGTTGCGGGCCACGCTGGCCTCCCGGCCCCGCCGGAGCGCCGCCCCCGGCCTGCGCCTGGGCCTGCTGCATCGCCGCCATGTTCTTCATCTGCATCGACTGGAGGTGCGCCGCGATGTGTTCCTTGATCGTGCCGTGCGGATCACCCGATTGCTGCATCGCCGCCGCATGGCTTTGCAGATGCGGCACGTCCTGATCGAGCGGATGGACGTGCATCGCCTGCCCGGTTTCGAGAATCTGGTTCTCCAACTCGGGATCGACGGTCAAGAGTTCGCGCTGATTGATGAGCACCTGGTTGCCGAGGTAGGCGCCAAAGAGGTTCTGGTTCTGCATGATGACGAGCGGCGCCGGATCGAAGGCATAACCGGCCTTGGCGAGCGCGGCCTGCATCGCTGGCTGCATCAGCGCGGCCATCCATGCGGTCCCGGCCTGCGCCATCATCCCCGACATCTTGACCTGTTCGGCCCCGCGCCAGATGAACGTGTAGCCGGCGCGATTGGTCAGCGGCTCCACCTGCTCCAGCCGCGCCCTAACCCCCATTTCGCCGAATTGGCGGATCGTCATTTCGGTGTCTCGGAACTGATAGTCGTAATCGACCATCAGCCCGAGCATCGGCGTCAGGATGCCCTCGACCGGCACCTTGACCCCCTCCGCCGTCGTCAGGAGATCAACCTGCTGCTCCTGCGCTACCATCGCCTGATTGGGTTTCCCGGCGCGGGTCTGCTGCGGCAGCATCGAGGGATTGACACCTAGCGACTGGAATATCGCAGCCAGAGCCATTTGAACCCGCGTTTGAGCCCGGGGTGTGAGGTCCGGGAAGGTGAGCAACGAAATAGCGTCCTTGCCCCCGTCCCAAATCGCCCCAACACCAAATACGAGCGGTCCATTTGACTTTTCCGGGTCTCGTAAAACGATGGGCGCCGCCGATAGAGTCGCGGCGTCAGCGCCTTCATTAATGGCATCGTTGGCCTCGTATTGCAGAGAGTCGACATAGCTGATGAGCGACTTCCCCTTGAAGACTCCTGGAATTTTCTCGATTGGGCACGACAGCAGTGGGCAGCGGTCATTCCAGTAGGGGTTGCGCTTGGCGCCGAGCTGCGCCCGGTTCGGCCCGAGGAACACCCGGCACAGGCGCGGGCGGCCGTCCTCGTCGAAGCCGCCGTTCTTGTCGAGCGGCAGGCACGTCCAGACCTCCCAGACCGTCGCCCCGCGTCCCCTCGGATGAATGCCAACCGCCTCGGCCAGCCCCTTCTCGATATCGATGTTGTCCTTCGACACCCGATCCATCGAGTCCTTGAGCGCCTTCCCCTCGGACTTTCGGATGCAGCCCTGCGCGATCATCTGGTCGATCTTGGTCTTGTCCCAATGGCGCACGATCGCAACGCCGCCGCCATACGCGAACGCCTCGTCCAGCGAGTCCACGTTGGCCGGCCAAACCGCAATGTCGCTGTCGTGCAGCACATCGAAGACGGGCCGGCCCTCGACGATCAACTCGGGCTCGGTCATGTCCTTAATGTCGTCGCCTGGCGCCTCGACCTCGCCGCCGCCGGGCATCGGCACGCGCGGCCCATGTGTTTCACGTGAAACAATCTCGCGCTCGAACTCGCCCCAATCGGTATAGAGGTTGTAGTGCCCCTCGATGATCGCGAGCCGGATAAGCGGCTTCAGCACCTGCGTCTCGAAGCGGGCCTCGCGAAGATAGTGCTCCAGAAGCCCGATCAGCGGCTGCGGCTGCGTCCCGTCCGCCGAGACGATTTCGAGATAGCGCCCGGATTGCGGGCACATCTGGTTGGAAAACCGGGTGACAATGGCGTTGACGGCATCGTGAATAATCGGGAAGAATATTTGTGCGATGCCGTTGTAATACTGATTACTGTTGGCCTGGCAGTTGTAGCAGTCCCAGTAATCCTCGATGTCCGCCGAGCGCTCGTTCTGATCCTCGAACGTCCTTAGAACGTGGTTGAACAGGTCATCGAGGCGGTCGTGGAGCTTCTTGTTCCGACCGGCGAGGAGGTCGCGGTCGCGGGAGATGGGCAGCGCAACACGCTCCTCCTCGCCGTCCCCCTCCGGGGAGCTCGGCTCAAGGATCAGACCGGCGTCAGACATCAGCCGATCGCGTTAATCTGCGAACGCAGATACGCCCTGCTTGGCGCGAACGCGCAGTCCGGCAGCGCCTCAAGCTCCTCAACCGTCCCCTCCACAAGGTAGACGGCATCTTGGTATTGCGACCATCCGGCAAGGGCAAGCGTCACCGTATGAATATCGGCCACCGGAACGAACGCCACTGCTAATCCCTGATAAGGTCCGCGGAATTTAGATGGAATCGCCGCTCGCGCCGTGCCGCTCCGCTCGAAATAAGCGCCCCACTCATCGGGAACCCCGATGTGCCCGATGAGCGTGTCCTCGGGCGAGACTAGCTTCAGCCTCATTTCGGCGGCGCCGTCATTGCCGAGAGCGCGGCCTTCAGCGGGTCGAGATGCTGCTTGATGAACAGGTGCGCGCCAGGCGTCAGGTTCGCCAGCACCTCCATCGCGACCAGCATCGAGCCGAACATCGAGTGGACCGGATCGGCGACCGGCGGGGCCGCGTCGAGCGCGGCGAGGGCGTCGGCTTTCGCTTCGGCCGCTTCGGCAGCGTCGGCCTTGGCAACCTGCGCCGGGGTCATTGTCTGAGCCATGCGAACCTCCTATGCCGGGGTGGCGATGATACCGACGCTGGTCAGCGTCTGCGTCGGTACGGCCGCGTTCACGACGGCATCCATCGTCGCGACAAAGGTCTGCCCGCCGACGATCACCGTCAACTGGATCGTGTCGGAGCCGGCGGCAAGGCCGGTGGCCGTTGCGGTGTTGCCGTCCGCGGCCGCGATCAAAGCCTGGATCGACGGATCGAGCTGCGACCATGCGGCGGGCGAATCCGGCTTCGGTGTCGCCACCATCGGCTGATCGTTCTGGTCGAGGAACTCGATGGCAAGGTTCTCGGTTTTCCCAACGTCCAGCGTGTAAGACATGTGGATTCCTCCGTTCGGGATCAGTTGGACGGCGACATCGCCGACCGCCAACCACACCCGTATATGGTGACGATGATGGCGGCGGCGGGGGTGGTGGTGCTTGCCCAGATACTCGGGCAAGACGATGACCACCTTCTTCACCGTACCCTCATCGGCATCGCGCTCGCGTAGCTGCGTCCGGTACGCTCGTCAAGCCTCATGTTTTGCGCGCTATCCTCGTCGTTGTCCACGGTATCGAAGCGCAGGGAGCCGCAAAACGCCTCCAGCCCCTCCATCAGCACCCGGTAGGGACCTTCCTCGGCGTCGTCCTGCAAGCGACCGCGGACGATGCCGCGCGTGTAGCCCCCGGCCAGCGCGCGCAGCGTCCACCGCGCGGCGGGGCTGATCTCGACCGCCGGCGCCCCGCGCACGGTGCGCCCGAGAAGGTCTCTTATATAGAGTGAGCCAGCGACCTCGGTGCCGCCCACCCGTACCTCGTTCGGGATCGCGCGCACCGCCTGCATCAGCCCGACATTCATGTGCCGGTCGGAGTGGTGCTGCGGGACGATCCAAGTCGGGCGATTTGGGCGTGCAAGCATCCGATCGGGGAGCGGCACCTTAAGCATTTCATCCCAGGGGCGCGGAACGGGCACAGAAACAAATCGGCTGCTGTCAACGACCTGGACAACAGCCTGCGCGAGATCAGCGGCACGCTCTGCCGGGCTCCCTTCGTAGACCCAATCGGCGAGGATACGTAGCGTCCCCTCGAATGCTTGAACCAATACCGCACAGGTCAGTCCTCCGGTCGCGTTGGCGGCGATGGCGAGCGGCTGGCCGGCGGCGATGTCAAGCCCCTCGACGATGTGGGCAACGGGGTCAAAGCCGTCGTAGATCGGCTTGCCGGGCTGCATCGTCAGCGCGTAGGCCAGGGCGTTCGCCGCGTCGCGGATGCCCGAGGGGAAGCTCAGAAGCTGCGCCTCCAGCGCCGGGAACTCCTGCGCGAAGATGACCTCGCGGTTGTGGAAATGTGGCTGCAACCCCTCGATGAAGCGGACCTGGCCGCGCCCTTGTGTGCCCGAGATCGCCGCGATCGGCTTCAACGGTATCAGCGTACCGCGCCTTACCTGCTCGTGCCTTAGAGGCTGAAGTAGAAATTGCTCCAGACCGTCTCGTTCCACGCCAAGTTGTACAAGGTCGTATCGTTCGCAGAGATCGAAGCAAAGAGCAACGATCTCGTCGGGGGCCAGAAAGAGGGCGTCACAGGCCCAGACCACGAGGCGGTTTTTGACCCAGGACCAGATGGCGTATCCGGTGGAAGCCGCGTTGCCGTGGCTGGTTCGGGCGGGGTCGACCATTCCATAGACTGCCTCCCAGGTTCTGATCCGGTCCTCGTACCGGAACATCTCGCGCTTGAAAACGCGGGCCGCGTCCGAGGTCGCCTCGCACATATATTCCTGCGCGTAAAGGGTCAGGTCGCCGCGGTAGTCGTGCCGCAAAGCGTCAATCTTCTCAAGACCGAACTTCGCCGGCCACGTCGCGATGCGCTCGCCGTTCTCGCCGATCGACTCGATCGGGAACTTGACGACCGGCATCCGATCCTTCTCCAGCCGCTCGGGCAGGCTGTTCGAGCCGCGCCGCGTGCCAAGGAATCGGCCCCACGACAGCAGTGGATCGTCGAGGCAGGGCTGAAACGTCTGCTTCAGCCAGCGCCAGGTCTGCTCGCGCTCGCTGTCGGTGCGCGTCTCCTCCGGGTCTTCGATGTCGTCGATGATGAAGGCGTCGGGGCGCCATTGCCGGAACTTCAGCCCCGTGATCGCCTGGTCCCGGCCGAGGGCCTGGATGCAGATGCCCGACGCCAGCACGAGTTTCCCGGCCTGCTTAATGTCGCCGTTAAGTTGTCCAAACAGCGAATCCTCGGGGTGCTTCGGGTCGAAGGCAAAAAACGGATTGACCGCGATCTCGTTAGCTATCGCATCGAGGCGGTCGCAGGCGCGCGGGAAGCTGGGACCGATGATGACGAGGTTGTGGAACTCGCGGAATACCGCCTTGATGAGTGCCGTCTCCTCGGTGTAGGTCGTCTTGCCGACGCCGCGAAACCCCTCGATCGAGAGGCGGGGAACGGGGCTGTTGATCGCCTCGACGAGCTCGCGGTGCGTCTCCGGCGATTCCTCGGGGTGGCGGTGCTTGAACAGAAAGCGGTGGGCCAGCCAGCGGTCGGCGCGCAGCGTCGCCAAGAGCGCCAGATGCTCGGCTTCCTCGGTCATTCCTTCAGCGCCCCCGCGATCAGCTAGTCGTCGCCAAAATCCTCGACAAGCTCGAAGTCGCCTGCCTCGATCTGAGCGATCGCCTTATTGACCTGTTCCGCCACTTTGTCCGGCGGAGCATCCCTGCTGCTGCCGGGAAAGAGCCAAACGATGTCCATTTCGGGGGCTCCTAGCTCGCCGCAGGTTGCGGTCTCGTGTCGAGGGGGACAGCCGGTGCCTCCAACGCCTCGTCCACCGAGATCCTTGTCGCCACGTTGGGTCGGCCGGCCGGCGTCTCAGTGACCGTTACCGGCACCCCGTGCTGGGCCGAGGCAACCGCCGATGCGACTTCCGATTTGCGGGCCGCTCGGATCGAGGAGACTTTCTGCCAGGCCGACCAGCCCAGCATCCCCACCGCGACCGCCGCCGTCGCCACCATCGTCGTCTGGTCGCCCGTCACCGTCGAGGCCCAGGTGAAGCCGACGCCGCTCGCAATCCCAAGAACGCCGCGCACCAGCCCCGCCACAATCGGCAGATACGGCGACTTCGCCGCCCCCGTCAGCCAGTTCGTCTCAGCCGCGTCAGTCATCTCTCCTCCATCCCCCGCGACGGGCGGCTCCCCCAAGCCAGCCCGCCGCGGGGGGCGCCCTGGCAAGCCAGCCTCTCTACTCCGAGAGGGAAATGTATGCAATGCCGGGCGAAAAGTTTTTCGCCCTGAGGAAAATGAAACGGCCCCGCCGGGAATGATAGCGGGGCCGCTCAAGACGCTTGACACCGGGCAAGGTCGTGTCGCAGCATCGGCCCTATCGTCAACGGGGTGTGCAGCCCCTCGGACAGGTGCATCATGGCAAATATCCCCATCGAGGCAAAAGGTCAAGGTCTAGGGCGAAACTCGTTTCGCCCGAACTCGCCGATAACGAGGGAGAGCCGGTCGCTGGCCGAGGTCGAGAGGCAGGAGCAGCTGTGCCCGGTCTGCGGCAAGCCCATCACCCACGCCTCCTGGGCCGTCATCCCCTGGCCCTACTGGTCCGCCGCGAACCGCGGTCACGCCAATTTCCGGCCGCACGAACTCGTGTTCAAGCCGCGGACCGCGACGTGACCGACGCTGAACGCGAGGCGCAGATACGCCAATTCAATCAGAGCGACGTAGAGCAGCGTCGTTCGGTATCATCTAGCACGGCTGCGTTTTTGCTACGCCTCCTCGATGAGGCCCGCGCCGAGATCGCCCGGCTGCGCGCTGATGCCAACGACATCGAGGTAAACTATGCGCGGGAACTTTCCAGACTGAAGGCCAAGATCACCCGGCTGAACTCGCAGCGGAGGATCGCGACGTGAACCGCATCATCGTCGGCGATGCGCTCGGCGAGCTATCGAAGCTGCCGGCCGAGAGCGTGCATTGCTGCGTGACCTCGCCGCCCTACTACGGGCTGCGGGATTATGGAGTTGCCGGTCAGCTAGGTCTCGAGGCGACGCCGGACGAGTACGTAGCGGCGATGGTCGGGGTGTTCCGCGAGGTGCGGCGGGTGCTCCGGCGCGACGGGACGCTCTGGCTCAACATTGGCGACAGCTACGCGAGCGGCGGCCGAAAGACGCGCGACCCAGGACAGAGCAAGATTCATCCGGCGTTCAAGGGCGACGCCTACAGCGAGGGGCTGCGACCCGCCGATCCCGATGGTGTGAAGCCGAAGGATTTGCTTGGCATTCCCTGGATGCTGGCGTTCGCGCTGCGGGCCGATGGGTGGTGGCTGCGCCAGGACATCATCTGGGCGAAGCCAAACCCGATGCCCGAGAGCGTCACCGACCGCTGCACCAAGGCGCACGAATACCTGTTTTTGCTGTCGAAGTCCGAGCGGTACTATTTTGACACGGCCGCAATTGCAGAGGCGGTCAGCGAGAACACGAACCCGCGCATCTCAAAGTCCGAGATCGAACGCATCACGGCCGAGCGGGAGGCTGGCGCAAACAGCTCGGTCGGGATGGGGCCGGCGCGGAAGACGCACGCGCAAGACGGCATGGTAAAGGCCAACGACAGCTATCAGAACGCCGTCTGCCTACCGGTCTCATCCCGCAACAAGCGCTCGGTCTGGACGGTAGCAACCGCCCCGTTCGCCGAGGCCCACTTCGCCACCTTCCCACCCGCTCTCGTCGAGCCGTGCATCCTCGCTGGCACCTCAGCACACGGCGTCTGCCCGGCGTGTGGAGCGCCGTGGGTGCGGGAAGTCGAGCGGAAAGCCTACGGCGACAAGAGCGGCCCCGGCGCGCGCTCGCTGGAAAAGGGTTTCACGCGAAACGCGATGGGCGGGCAGAAGGAATGGGACGCCTACGAGCCGCCGCGCACTATCGGCTGGTCGCCCTCGTGCCGCTGCGACCAGCGCCCGGCGCGGCCCGCCACCGTCCTCGACCCCTTCCTCGGCGCCGGCACCACCGCCCTCGTCGCCGACCGTCTCGGCCGTTCAGCCATCGGCATCGAACTCAACCCCGCCTACGCCAAAATGGCCCGCCGCCGCCTCGCCAGCGACGCCGGCCTTTTCTTCCAAGCCGCAGCCGACTAATGTGGTTCCGCATCATCCTCGCCGCAGAGTGCGCGCTCGTCACTTTCATGATACAACTGCCGTGAATAGGCCCCGTAGCGGCTAACCCACACGCACGATCCGGGACAACACCCCCGGTCCGCAGGGACGCCGCCGCCCATAAGGGCGCGCCAAACCAAGAAAACACCCGCCTACTCCTTTCACCGTTGACGGGAAAGGGGGGGGTTGGGGGGGTATGGGCACGCAACGTGACCCCTCTGCCACCCGAGGCAGAGCGCGCCAGCGCGGAGCGAGCGCCTCCAACAGCGACGGGGGGCCGATTTCCAAAAAATCGCGCCGACTTCCGGGAGGGGGGGTAAATTTCGCGTCCCCCGCCCCGAACCCCCGGCGTTTCCCCGAACGACGGCCTGCGACATAGCGCCGCAGCTCAGACGGCAGAACATCTGCTAACATCGCTCCGCTTACAAGGCGCGCCTCTCTCCACTCAGCAGCTCGCAACAGAAGCCCCAGGCTCGTTCCCCTGGGGCTTCGAGCGTTTCTGCGGCGCTCGATCGCTCGCCGGCCTGTACCCATGCTTCAGCCCACAGTCTGCAGCTCGACGGCAGCTGCGACAGCGACGTTTAAACGGGCCGCAGCGAGAGCGTCATGAGCAGCGTTCATGCTGGTGGACGCGGTATATGAATACCGTTCATCGAGCACCGTCACGAGAGATGCGTATCTACAATGTATATCCGCGCCGAGGCGTTTAAACGGGCTGCTGCATTTCCCTGTTGACAACATTCCCACGATAGAGAAATATGTGGTTGTGCAACACGGGGAGTTGGATGAAATGACAGAATTTACAGACGCGGACTACCCGACGCGCGGTTATAGCGTTGAGCAACCGACGATCCTAGAGACCAAGCTTACGGGGTGGTGTGCGACGGTTCGCTTTAAGCGGGCTGGGCATCGCTACGAGATTAAATTCATTACCTTGCAGGCTCCCCGGTGCCTGCGCGACGACAGGCCGATAGCGTGGGAACGCCTGAACTCCAAGGCGCAGGCGACAGCGCACAAGGCGGCCGACTTTCTGAGCGCAGCGGCAAAGCTGTCGCGGGAGGCCTGAGCGATGGCGATCAACCAGACGGGGCTGGGGCCGATCTCGTGGGAAACGAAGTCGGCGCGTGTGGTGTCGGGGCGCGACATCGGGAAGACCGAGTGCCGGCTGGCGACGGAGGAAGAGCGCTGGCGGTATGGGGTCGAGCGGCGGCGGATAGGGTCCAAGTGGGCGCCGCAGCAACGGACGCCGCACTATCCCACGCCGGAGCCTTACGTGTACCGCCGGCAGCCGCAATCGCTGGCCTGGCGCAACAGCGACAGCGATATTGAGCGGATCACCAAGGCGTATCACACCTGGCTCGACAGCAGGCAATCGGAGGCGTTTAAACGGCCCGCGGTGGTCGAGGGTCGGAAGACGCGGCTGATCAAATGCGCTTGCCAGGCTTGTGGTTACATTGTGCGGACGGCCCGGGTATGGATTGACGACAAGGGCGCGCCGCATTGCCCGGACCACGGGCAAATGACCGTTTCCGCTTAACCGATAGGAGGATAGGACGATGACTGAAATCAACGACATCTGGAAGTTCGATCTACGCAAAGGCAACAGCGACGACCCGCGCGAGGGCGCATGCCTGCTCGATGCGGTGTCCTGGCTGGAATATGGCACGCTGGGCGATCACCCGGCTTGCGTGTGCCCGGTCATCGCCGCGTTTGGGCGCGGCATCAATGACGCGATGAGCGACGAGGGACGGCAGCGGCTCAAGCTGTACATCCCGCGTCTTGTCGGCACGGTTGATCCCGCACACGAGCAGGAACGAGCCGAGTATCTCGCATGGCAGGCGATCCGTGTCTTTGCGCCCATCGCGCTTGATGCTGCCGGTCTACACGAGCACGCAAGCCATCTGCGAAACTTCGCCGGCTCACTAGAGGCGGCGGCGGCGGCGGCGGCGGATGCGGCGGCGGCGGAGGCGGCGTGGGCGGCGGCGTGGGCGGCGGCGGCGGCGGCGGAGGCGGCGTGGGCGGCGGCGGCGGCGGAGGCGGCGCGGACGGCGGCGCGGACGGCGGCGGCGGAAGATGCCATGCTCGCCGCGCTTGATGGCGTTCTTGCTATCGGACGCCAAGCTGAGCCGATCGAGCCCGCGCGCTTTGCAACGGCCGTCCGCCTGTTCGAGGCGGCCCGCGGCTGATGATCTGCGGCGCTCGGCTGCGAGGGCGCGGCAAGGGCGGGGCGTTCTGCCGCCGGCACGCCGTGAAGGGACGCCGCCGCTGCATCAAGCACGGCGGCGATCCTCGCAAATGGAACCATGCCGCATTCCGCGAGGGTGGCGCGAAACCGTGGGGACCGGCACAATGGAAGCCGCTCTACCGCATGCAGGCAATCCGCAAATCCCTCGGCCTGCCGTGGTTTGGCGGGAGACCTAAAACAAAGGCAACCCTGACAATGGCTGACAAAGCGATCGCGGTCGCGAATGAGATTTTAGAGCTTCTGCCGGAGCCGCGCGACGTGCCTGACGGTGAGAAGGGCTCCGCCGAGCTTCTCGGCGAGGGCGTGCGCAACGGGTTGCTCCTGACGCGCGATACCGTTCTGCTGGGGCGCGATCTGCTGGCACGCGATGGCGAATTCGTGAACCTGAAGTTTTTGGGGGCGGCGAACATCACGGCGTTGGGCCTGGTGAAGCTCGGGCTGAAGGCGTCCGAGACCGGCAGCCGCAACGACATTATCGGCAAGCTGATTGCCGCCATCGAGGCGGAGAAGGCAGGTGCAAAATGACCGATCTCGAAAAGATGCGGGGATTGAGCGATGCCTACGTTGCCGCGATCGGCGAAATCATGTTGGAGGCGGATGAAGGCGCTGCCATTACGTTTGGAGCGCTTGGCATGGCTATGGGAAGATTTCTCCGCGCCTGGATAGCCCAAGGCGGTCGGACCGACCTGTGGATCGAGGCGCTGAAGGACGACGTCCGATCGGCGGGTCATTGATGACCGCGCTTCTGATCTGGCTCGGGCTTGCCGCGCCTATCGTGGCGGCGCTGGCCGTGGCGTGGCGCGATACGGCTCCTCCTCGGCTGCGCTGATTCCGAGGATGATCTGCAGCCGGCGCAAGCGATGCGCTTCCTGCGGATCGTGATGCTCGCGAATGGCAAGCAACTCGGCGACGCGGCGGCGATAGCCGCCCTCATACTCGCGTATCGCCGCGCGCTCCTCCTCATCCTCGGTCATCAAAGTGCCTCTTTGCCGCGCGCAACTCGGTGGCATGTTCCTGCTGCCATTTCAACCCCTCGGCATACCGCGCCTCGTTGCGCTCAATAGCATCCTGCCGCTCAAGCCAGGACGCCCAGCCAAGCGAGCGAGCCCATTCCTCGCGGTCCCTATCGGTCGCCGGATTGCCCTTGCCTTCACGCTTGCGCTTCTCGAAAACATCGGCGAGGTCCGCGTTATACCAAACCCCCGTTGGGTCAGGCGGCGACGTGGTGTCGTAAATGCCGAGGAAAACCCGGCGGAACGCATATACATCAGCGTGCCATTCCCATTTCTCGGCGATGGATAAGGTCGAGTAGCTCCTCGACCGAGGGCGGGGGTCCATCAGGGCCGGCAACTTTTCCATTCGGTAACGCTCCTATCGTTGATTCGTGATCGTCCATCCAGCGCTTGCCATTCAGCCAAGCGCTCGGATGCTTGATGAACTGCTTATCGGTGCCGAGCGCGATACACTCGGCAACATAGCGATCGCGCCCCTCGGTCAATTCCTTGATGCTCGCCAGCTTGCGAGCCCGAGGCCAAGCCTTCTCTGCGGCCTCTCGACCGACATGCCGGGGATACCCCCCATACCATTCGACAAACCCCTCAAGGTCTACCCCCCGCTTGCGGGGGGTTATAGGGGGTCTTTCTTCTAATGATGGTTCTATTGAAGGTTCTGTGTCGGCTGAGCCGACAGGGGGTGTCGCCTGAGCCGACACGCCTGTCGGATTTACCGACAGGGGGTGTCGGATTTCCCGACACTGTAGAAAATAACGGTTTGTTTGCTGTCCGGTGCCATTAAAGCGGTTCTCGCGTCGGACCAAGCCAAGCTCGACGAGCTTCTTGACCTGCTCGTTGACGGTCTGTCGCGATAACCCGCAATCGGCGGCGATGCGCCCTTGGGACGGCCAGCACTCGCCCTCATCGTTGGCGTGGTCGGCGAGCTTGAGAAGCACCAGCTTTGCCGATGGCGTGGGGCAGGGCGTATCGAACGCCCATGTCATTGCCCTGATGCTCACATGCGTCAGCCCTTCAGCCCGAGAGAAGAACGAGCGCGGGCCGAGACCCTTGTGAGGCCGGGGCTGAAGCGGCTGCTGCGGGCAAGAACCTAGAACCGTCGTCCTAGGCTGGCCCGCGCTCGTCGGGGATTATATGGGATGCGCGGGGCGCGCTCAACTCCCATCCGACCAGGAATGGCCTCTTTCCGGGTTGAAAACAGGTCCAATGCGCCGGTTCCCATGGCCGAGATTATATCGGCTCATATCGTCTCCGTTCGGAGCGAAGATCAGCTTTGCCGCGTTATCGTCCTGCTTCTCCGAGGTCGGTTTTGGTGCGACGGCAGGATAGGCATTTTTCATGGATCAAGCCGCGTCGTGGTTTCGCAACCACCAGCGTAGCATATACGCCCGCGCCTCGGCCCAGCTGGCTTTGCGCGGCCGGATGCCGAGCGCCTCGCACGCCCTCATCGAGCTGACGTGCTTGTGGCGCCAGTAGAGCAGCTGCTCCTCGACGACCTCCCGCGCCTCGTCCTCAGACACCGCACATCCCCAGGCACTCGTTGCCGAACAGGTCGAGCTGCCGGTTGTCCACCGACAGGTCTACCTCGTCGAGCGGGACGCGCTGTGGGTGCATGAACTCGATCGCCCGCATCCCGCGCGCCTCGCCGAGCCGTAGCGCCTTGTCGGCCGCGACCGCATCGGCCCACTCCTCGGGCTGATTGTCCCGCATTCCTCGCCAATGGTCGTTGTCGTGAAAGGGGCACCCGATGCAGGCGGACTTGGCCGGGCGCGGGTAGCCGTGACCATCGAGCCACCGCAGGCACGCCTGCCGCGTCATTCCCATCTCAATGAGCGGATAGCGGTTGACCATATACCGCTGCCGAGGCTCTCGCATCCGCTGCGCCTCGTCGCGCGAGATGCCGAGCAAAATCTCGACCGCCCCCGGCGCGATGTGAGCCCGGCCCGGCTTGCCGAGCTTTTCGCGGATCGCGTGCATGATCGGGGTCAGCTTGTATTCGGATGAGCATTGCCGCCGACCCATGCCATGCGAACCATCCGGGTTAATCGTATGCCACGGGATAGAGGCGACGCGCCCGACGGTCGTGTTGCGCCGCTCGACCAATCCCTGCCGGATGTTGCCCTTGGTGACGATCAGAATCTCGAACGGCAAGATCAGGGTCAGCCAGCGGAGATGCCGGTAGACCTCCCGAGGCTCCCATTGCGTGTCGGCGAAGATCGCCACGTCAGGCATCGGCGCCTCGCCGTGCGCGGCCATCAGCGCAAGCGTCGTGCTCTGTACCCCGGCCCCGAGCGATAGGACGCGCAACCTCACATCGGCCATATGCTGACCCTCATCTCGGTCCCCGGCGCGGTGCGGACGATCTCGATCCGGTCCACCCGGTTGTCGTTCTCGATGATGCCGAGGCTCTGCGCCAGGTCGAGCACCGGCTTGATGTTGTCGAGGTCGCGGTTGCGCGCGAACGGCGCCTCGATCAGGACGCGCAGCCTCCCCTTGAGCGGCACCGGGCGCTGCGCCTTGACCGCCCAGCCGGCGCTCGTCTGCCAGTTGGCATAGGCAGCCGATTTCCAGCGCCTGCCCTCGTACAGGTTGTTCGTGCTCGGCGAGATCGGGAGCGTAAAGCTGCACGCCGGCCCGTCGTCAGGAATGTTTACACGGTCAGGCATCGGCACCCTGAGCCAGCGGACGCGGCGAGTGCCAGGCACGGGAATATGGTTGACCTGCGTTCCCGCCATCAATGCCCGGAAGGCATCTTCATCGTCACGCATCTGCCTGCGCCTCCTTCTTGGCGTATTTCCTCGGCTCGATCGGGTGCCGCGCCGCCCGCGCCGCGTCGTCGATCAGTGTCTGAACCGGGATGCCGCTGTCTTCGCTAATGCGTTTCAACGCCGTATAGTTGAACCACCTGATTTCCTGCGGACGACGACCGATGCCGGCCAATAGCGCGACCGATTTCTTTCCAAGCCTCATGCGGACCGCGTAGGCGTAATACCTCTCGTCCCGCCCGCGCAGCCATCGTGCGAATGTCGTTTCCATGCCCCTCTCATATTTCCCTATTGACACAATGTCAACCATCGCCGCATATTTCTCCGACGCGGAGATTTTGGAGGAAGCGATGGACAACCTGATGATGGACATAATCAACGCCACTTTCGAGGACGGCGTGCGGGCAGCGGGCGACGAGGCTAACCTGTGCTCGCGCAAGCTCCGCGTCGCCATCGTGGCGCTGGAGCAGATCGCCGAGGCGCCGGCCGGCGCGGCGAACGGGGAGAGCGCGGATGCTCTGGCCCGCCGCCTGGCCGCGCGCACCGCCCTCGACCGGATCGCGGGGCTGAAATGACCGCGCAAGAATTTAGGACCGAGGGATGGCATTCGGTGGACGCGGGAGACCTGCCGCCGACCGACGCAATCGTTGAGTTCGCTCGCGATGAAGCTGTCCACAAACAACCCAGTTGGTTTGGGCGCTGGGGTGACCTCGACCCAGCGTTCAACATCGCCGGACTTTGGTGGAGGGAGCCATGATCGAGCGCCTGGGTTCGTTCTTCGCCGGCCTCAGCCTGGCCTTCGCCCTCCTCGTGCTCTTCGCCCCCTGGATTGTGAGGATATTCCTGTGAACCTCGGATTGAGCGACCAGCAAAAAGCGGAAAGGCTGCTGCGGCTGCACGCAGGCGATGCCCCCGCAATCATGGAGGGCAACTACCGCAAGCCCTACGGGCGCATCAAGCTCGGCGAGGACGACGACCTGTACCCGAGCCTGCCGTGGTTCATTCGCCGGAACATGACCCGCGAGCAGCTGGAGTTCGCGGCATCGAAGGGCAACTACACCGAACCGTTCAACCTCGCCGTCACGATGGAGCGAACCGGGCGGCCGATCACATACTTTTCAGACAATCCATTGATGCGAACGATTTGGCGAGAGTTGACCGCCGGCGGCGCCGCTCGCCAAATCGAGCTTGTCATCTGCCCGCAATACCCGTTCATGGCGTGCAACCTCGACGGCATGACGATGACCCCGCAAGGCCATCGCTCGGTCATCGACGCCAAGGACCTGAGCCGCGTCGGCGAGGCTGAAATCCTCAAATACACGCCCTACGGGGTCTGGCAGGCGACGTGTGCCGGGACCGACTGGTGGGGCCTCTCGATCATCAGCGGCGGAAAATGGGAAGAACCCTATTTTGCCGCTGTCGATCCTCTGTATCAGGCCGATATGATCGCCCGCGCTACGGCCTGCTGGGGCTACATCGAGCGCGGCGAGGAGCCGCCCGAGGATGCGGCCGAGCCCGTGCTGGCGCCGAAGCCGACGCCCAAGCTGCGCACGATCATCGCGCCGACCGAGGAAGATGAGGTATGGGCCGCGATGGTGCGCCAAGACAACTGGCTGAGCGAGGCGCGCGATCACATCCGCGCCATCGTCGGCACCGATGCCGCCGCGAAGGTCAACGCGATCCACCGCGAGGCGATGAAGGGCCTAGTCCCTCCCGAGGTCGGTCTGGTCGAGATGGGACGGTACAAGGGCAAACGCGACAAGGCCGGCGATCTACGGCAGACCGTCGCCAAGCTGGAGGAGGAGTGAAATGGTTAAAATAGACGATTTGACGCTTGGGCAGATCAAGTCCCTGAGCTTTCTTTTTGGGCAAGGGTCTGTTGACAATAGCGCATGGGAGATTGGAGAAAACTATCTTATTCGTACCGTAACTATGATTGATACAGGCAGACTTGTTGCGGTTACGTCTCAAGAGATTGTTCTTGAAGATGCCGCATGGATTTCTGACACCGGGCGCTTTGCCGACGCCCTTGAGAAAGCAGAGTTCGGTGAGGTCGAGCCATTTCCGGCAGGGAGAATCGTGGTTGGCCGAGGGGCAGTCGTTGACGCAGTAAAAATTAAGAGTCTTCCGAGGTCTCAGAAATGAACAGCGCCCTATTGAGGGCCGGCCTCGATGGGTCGTGGTCGCGGTCGCGGTCGCGGTCGGGGTCGCGGTCGCGGTCGTGGTCGCGGTCGCGGTCGGGGTCGCGACCGCGA